TCTTCTGATTCTTCCTCGGACTCTTCTTCCTCGGACTCTTCTTCCTCGGACTCTTCTTCCTCGGACTCTTCTTCCTCGGACTCTTCTTCCTCGGCCTCTTCTTCCTCGGACTCTTCTTCCTCGGACTCTTCTTCCGGCTCGGACTCTTCCGGCTCGGACTCTTCTTCCTCGGACTCTTCTTCCGGCTCGGACTCTTCCGGCTCGGCCTCCTCTACGGCCTCGACCGGCGTCTCTTCAACGCGGGTCTCGCGCAGCGGCTTTTTGATGGCGCCCTTCGAGAGGAACAGGCGGTATTGCTCCGCAGTCAGCACACGAACTTTGCCTGTGCGCTTGAGGGCCTCGACTTCGCGATGCGTCTGCGCGTCGCGAGGCAGGGGCTTGACGTAGCCACGACGGCCAGCCGGGTTCAACTGAAGCGAGCCATCAAATAGGCTGATGCGGGCTCCAGTGAGGTTGACGATGTAGTGCTTCATAGCGCTCCTCGAAGGTCAAAAATAAGCGGGGCCGAAGCCCCGCTGTGCGTGCCTTCCGGCCTCGATCAGAGCTCGAGACGGGTGACGGAGCGCGTGTTACCGATGCCGATTCCCGGAGCAGCGTAGCTCCAGAACTCGATCATGTCGGCGCGCTGCTCGATGAAGAGCGTCGCGTCCTGGAGAAGATAGAAGTTCCCCAGGTAGTTTTGCGGTCCGAAGATGTACGCGTGATTGCTCGGGATGATGTCGTTCTTGATGGTCGTGATGACCGGGAATCCCCAGAGGTGATTCTCCGACTCCACGCCTTCGTCGTAGTGACGCGAGGCGACCACGTCACCGATCGACGTCGCTGGCAACTTCAGAGCATCGTAGTAGAGCTCTTTGGTCATCAGAATCTTGCCGATCGGAATCTTACGCGACACCAGGTTCTTGAACGCGTCGGCGAAGTTGGCAGCTGTGAGGCCGCCTGCCGGCGAGAGCACCTGACCGGGGTTGGCGGTCAGAATGGCATCGAGCGTGTCGACGAATCGAAGGTCTTCCTGATCGGCCATGTCCTTGACGGAGTTGTCCGAGAGGATCTTGCGGATGTCGTTCTCGTACGTCATCAGCTCGAACTTCGACTTCTTGAATCGCTGCGATTCCGTCTTGCCGAAGTACACGGAGTACTTGCGACCGCGGAACCAGGTGCGGCGACCGGTGCCTTTGAACGGCACGAACGTCGCGACCGAGTCAGGCTCGAGCTCGACGATCTTGCGAGGCATGTCCGTGTTCACCGAACGGTCGAGCTGGTCGTCGCCGATCAGCTGAGGCTCGATGATTTCACGGGTGAACGAAGCCTGTCGCAACTTGCTGCGGATGAAGGCAGTACCTTCGGTCTCTGCAGCGGTCTTGTCGCGCTCGACTTTCTTGACGAATCGGGTGTTGATGAGTGACGCGCTCGTGCGCGAAGTCTCTGTATTGTAAGACATGTCCTGTCCTTGGTCGTTTTGGTTTCAGCAGTTCCTACCGCGTCGCGGTGGGCTCAGCTCGTGGTGACGGTGAGCAGCTCGCGAGCCGAATCGTACGACAAGACTTCGGCGTACTGCCGACGACCTGCCCCGAAGTCCGCGGTACGGTCCAGAAGACCCGCGTCCACGGAGATGGCGTCGCCTGGGGCGTATGCTCGGCCTGCGACGAATCGCTGGGTCTCGAACATGATGTGACCGCGAATCGCGGTGACTTTCCAGGGGACGTACGTGAAGTCAGCGCCGACGTAGCCCTGCTTCAGGCCGTCGTACTGGTCGTCTTCGACGCCGGAGCAGACAACCCAGAAGAGCTCTTTGGCGGCCAGAAGGCCGGCGAGAGCTGCGACCGAGCCTGCGGCAGCGTAGTCTTCGCTGGTGGCGCGGTTCCAGGTTCCGTCGGACTCCATCTTGACGATGTCGCCTTCGATCAGCGGCGAACCTGCGCCGATGGCCGAATTCTGTTCCGCTGTCTCATCGATGGCGTTCTCGTTGGGCCATCCGCGGACCACGTCGAACAGTGAGTTCAGGATACTCATATCTATCTCCTCCGCCCGAATCCGAGCTTAGTGTTGGGGTGTGTCAGCCTTTACTCGAGCAGGAAGGACCCAAATCGATCCCACGCGTCATCACCTGAGCCGGCTTCTTTCGTTCGCGACTTTCGCGACTGACCCAAATTGTCAGCCGTTTCCGGCGCAGCCAATTTCTGCAGAACCTGACGAACTTCGTCGTCGCCGTGCGCTGCAATCTTTCGGAAGACACCCATGTCGGGCTCTTCCCCTGTCATTTCTGTGAACTGCGCTGCGAGTTTCTGCGCCTCGACAGACACGCGCTCTTCATGAATCGCGTTCTGACCTTCAGCGAGCTTGCGGTTCTCGGCTTCGAGAGCGTCGAGGTAGTCCGCAGTCTTCTCGAGGAATTCAGCAATTGCTTCGTTCGATACGCTCATAGCTCACCCGTGGATCTTACGCTTGAGTCGCTCGAGCCCGCTGAGGGCCTCGAGAACCTGCGCCGTTTTCAGAGTCTTTTTCATCGACACTTGCGGCTGCTTCCGGATGCTCGCCGCCTTCTTTCGTAGTTCGTCCGAGATCACTGGTTCACCGTCGTCATCAGGTTCCGAAGATCTCTTACAGTAACGTCTTCTTCGTCAGCTGCAAGGATGACTTCGGCGGCCTCTTTGAGGCGCAGACCCATTGGCGCAGGGGTAGAGGCGGCGACAGACTCATCACTGCCATTGATCTCTGCCTGCTTCGTCTGCTCGCGTTCGAGTCGAGACTGTTCCAGGGCGTGCTTAATTCCTTCTGCGATGTTCGACATCAGTATCCTCGCTGACGCATCATCATGCGCTGCTGTCCCGACAGCCCACCCTGTTGAGGGGCATGAGGTCGCGGCGCACTCGGAGGTCGTCCTGCACCGGGGCTTTGACCGCCGCCGGACAGATTACCTACGCCTTGAAGAGTGCTCCCGATGTTTTTCATCAGGCCCGGCGCCGCTATACCTGCAGCAGCGCCCGCACCAAAGGCGAGGTTTCTATTTCGAATTCCTTTTTCGCGCTCTTGACCGGCGCCATAAGCGTGACCGGCGAGACCGGCTGCGCCTATACCGCCACCGGCGAGCAGCGTGTTTCGAAGCGCGTTTCCGCCGCCCTTAGCAGCGGCTTGACCGCCCTCCGCGGCTGCCTGACCTGCAGCTTGTGCCGCAGGAGCAGCAGCTTGGCCGCCCTGGGCAGCCGCACCAGCGGCGCCAGCAGCTTCATCTGCAGCGCCCGCAGCTTCATCTGCAGCGCCCGCAGCGTTTCGAGTCTTGAGCCATTGGCTGTACTCGTCGACGTTTTCGTAGCCCAGGTCTTTCATGAGCTGCTGACGAGCAGGGTGGTTGCGGAGGTATTGTTCTTTTTCTGCGATGCTCCCCGCGAGCTCATCCTGTCGTTTGGCCCAGGCTGCGGCGCCTTCGTCGAGATCCCCACGCAACCCCTTGGTCCGTACGATGGCATCCATCAAGTCATCGGGTTTTCGATAACTGTTCCGGACCACGCCCTCCATCGCCTCGTCGCCCAGGCCTGCTACCTGAGGCGCAACGAAGTCCTGAACCTTGTTCATGACTTTTGCGAAACGATTCGCCTGCTTCTCCTGACCGAACTGGCGGTCATGAGCTGCCGACACATCATGGTAAGCGAGCTTGTATAGCTCAGCGTATTCGGTCAGGAGGGTGGTCATAGATCGTCTCTTAGGTCAGGGCTTCGGCAATCTTGTGCATGTCTTCGTAGCCACGCACGAAGCAGTCTTCAGCTGCGGCAGCCGTCTTCTCAGCCGCGGCCAGGATTCCCTGGATGCGCTGATCTTCGGCGACCTTCTGCTGATTCTGCTGATACTGTCGCTGCGCCTGCTGATTCTGCTGATTCTGCTGATACTGCCCGTTCTGGCGCTGGGCCGCGGCGGTTTTCTCAGCACTCACGAGACGCTGGATGGCGTTCTCAGCCTCGGAGTACCCGAGGTCAGCGGCGAGCTTGGTCGTCTGCTCTTCGAGCTGCTGTTCCGCGGCGGTCTTGGCGCCCCCGGGAATGGCCTGAATCGATGCCTGCTTCTGCGTCGGAGCATTCTCGGCGTACTGATTCGCACGCTGCAAGAATCCGTCGAACGCGGCGGCGCCCATGAGTTGCGCGGTTTTCACCTGCGCAGTCTCGTCGGCATCCGCCAGGTCGCTGGCGATCTTGGTCAGCTCCTGAACAGCGCTGACGTCAGCTCCGTTATTCGAAGCAGTTTTGGTCTGTGGCGCCGTGACGGCCTGCAGACTCTGCTGCAAGGCGTGCTTGGCCTGACCGAGATCCGGTGCGGAGTTAGCATCCGCAGCGGTTTTGGTGGCAGGCTCTGCGGAGCGTCGCAGGTCGGAGAGAATGTCTTGAACACTGTTCATGTGTCTTCCGTAGGTTTACGCGCGTCGTAGCGCCATACTAAATGACCGGGTTTTCAAAACCAAGGTGTATTTTATCGCACGAGTGCCAGGCCGATCTCTCGGAACAGCGTGCTCATGTCGACGGGGTCCAACTCCGTTGGATTATTCTCTGCGGCATGTTTCAACACAGGGGCCGCCTTGTCAAATGTGTGTTGCAGTGCACTGAGAAGTGTTGTCGACCCCAGCATCGCGCCGTAAGGGTTTTCTCGACTCCACTGTATCGCACGGTGCGCTTCCGGCGGCGCTACTTGCGCAGCTCGGTCGCTAAGAAGTGCGGCAGTTAGGAGTGCGCCACCTGCCAGAGGAGTACCGACACGCCGAAGCGTGCTCGAGCGTTTCTCAACAAACTCGACGTTGGACGGTACGTCTACTCCTTCTCTTGTTTTGACGGTGGGCATCTTCTGGGTGTCGTGCATCCACTTCATCGCACCGAGTCCGCCGAGCGCCATAGGTGCTGCAGCCGCCGGGATACGCGACGTCACTACTTTGTACGCGCCGCCTAATCCTGCGCCGAGTCCCGCCAGCTCAAGCATCTCTTTCCAGGTGTTGCTGACGTCGGCACGCTCTGCAGCGCGTCGTGTCGTCTGGTAGGTCTTTCCCGAGTTCGGATCGTCCCAGGTCAATGGCTGCCAGGTCGGGGTGTAGTAAGCAGCGTCTGCATCTACAGCACCCGTAGCGCCCGCCAGGTTTCCAAGGCTCTCTGGGACGTACTTTCGCGCGACGTATTCTTTCCACAGCGCGCGCTTTTCTTGGAGAGGTTCAACACTGTCCATCACGTCGTCACGGGCGTACTCAGCCCCTATTTTCAGTAGCCCCATGTCCTCAAACTGCGTGAGGATTTGCGGCGACCGGCTCATCAATGCGGCCACTTTGCCCTGCGACTTCGCAATCTGCTCTTCGAGGAAAGGGTCGCTCTCTTTGCCTGCTTGCGCGCAGATAAACCGGAATAGCTCAACGGCAGTGGGCAGCATACCCATCTGCATGAACGAGTTCGCAAACTCCGGTAGCGATCGATGCTTGATTGTCTTGGTCATCGACATCGAAAGCGTCGGCGTATCCTGCATCGCAGGCCGCAACGCGTCCGCAAGCCGCCGTGTAGCGTGGTGCTCTTCAGGAGACATCGAAGGCGTGTCTCGCGGGTCCACGACGTCGCCGCATATGATCTTGTCGATGTCCGAGATCTTCAGTAGCGCTGAGCGCTTCTCAGATAGGTCTCGGACTTTAGTACCGAGCGCAGCGCTCGACTGCAGCACGTAAGGCTGCTCATGCGCGACCTTCTTCATCGTGAAGCCGATCGGGTCTGCCGGGCGGAACACGAATGAAATGTCGAACAGCAACGGGCTGGGGTTCCAGACAAAACATCGCTGTCCGTCAGGAAGCAGCGCATTCATCCCGTAGCACGGGTCCATCCCATTGACGTGATGACAGTAGTCCGCTGTCGTCGGAGCCTGGTGGCCGCAAATCGAGCACACGTCGTACTTGATGCGGCAGCCCATCGAAACGCCAGGGTATTCTTCAGCGTCGATTCGTCCGACGATGTCTGCTGCTCGGGCGTTGTCGACCGACAAGAAGAGCTCCACTCGGTGCATCTTCCAGTTGTAGAACGAGCGCAGCACGTCACCGTAGTTGTTCTCAGGGTCTTTGTTGATGTGGTGCTTGTAGACCGTCGCGTGCTCTTCGAAGGTCTTGTGGTGGTCAGGAAGCGTCTCTCCCGGAGCGATTGCCCAACCTCCGTTGACCTGAATAGGCTGCTCGGACCATGCGTCCCCGTTTCGGTTGGGGCCGTAGTACTCGCCAGCTGACATCGCCAGAACCATGATGATGGTACGTCCGTCCACAGGGGCTAGCGTTCCAGCATAGTCCAGTGCAGTCTCCGAAGCGTACTTGTACTGATGCCGATCTCCGGGATGGTAGATCTGGCACCGAGCTTCCCCTGTACGCTCGAAGTGACTGTCGAACTGGTAGATCTTGTCGAGCATTACTTCGTCTTCCCGGCCACTTCCTGCGGCGTGTAGGTCCGCTTGGGCTGCGAAACCGGCTTCCCGGCGTCCATCTTCTTACGCTTCGCAGGAGAAGCTTTCGCACGGTCTGCGGCGTCCAGGTTCTTCTTGATTGCCATGATAGGCGAGTCTTCCGACATCTTCACCGTGGTCGCCAGCAGCTCCGTGAGAAACTCACCGTTGAGCTCCCGAAGCGACGCCGTCTTGGCTGTCTGCTCCACCGACGCGAGACACCCGTCGAGGTACACACATGTCGCCATGTGAGCGACCTTTTCTTCGGGGAGATGCAGCATAGCATACACATCGACTGCGATCTTCTCGTGGCTGGCCTTGCTGCGGTGGAACTCGATCATGTCTTTGTGACGCTGCGCATCCTGGTCTTTCATCTGACCCATCGCATCGTAGTTTTGCGTGCGAGTTCGGTCCTGGGCAGCCTGGTCCATCAGCTTCTTGGCGCCGTAGCCCGCGAGTCCGAGACCTGTCACGCCCGCAGCAGTCTGTAGTGCTCGGTTGCGTGAGTCCTCGGTGAACTTGTCCGAGAGCGCGCTTCCCACGGCGTACACAGGCAACGCGGCTCCGCCGGCGAGCGCGGCTCCTCCCATCATTTTCTTGGCGCCTTCACGGAGCGCAGGGTTGCTGATGATGCCAGAAAGGGCAGTACCGACACCGGCCTGCTTGACCGTGTCCATGATCTCGACGTTCAGCGTGCGTCGTGTCCGTGCTGCGGCCTGCTTCTCTCCGCCGGAGAGATACGGCTCGAGCGTACGAATCTTGTACGACCGGGACACCTTCTCGGTGAACGTCTCTCGCGGCGAGATCGAAGCTTCCTTGGCCACCATAGCCAGAGCCTCGAGCCCACTCTGGATAGACTTCGCCTCGGCTTGTTTGTGCATCTTCGAAGAGATGGACGCTCCGATAGCGTGCGGCAACGCGAAACTCGAGTCCGCTCCGAGCACCTCAGGCAGCGGCGAGTTCTGCAGAAAGGCTCGCTTCTCAGTGCCCAGGGCACCTCCGATCGCGCGCCAAAGTAGTTGGTCGATGTTCGACATCAGGTCTCCTAGATCGGTGCTTTGGTCTTCTGCGGGAGCAGGGCTTGCGGCGCGATGCTTTCGTTGACGCGAGCCATTTGCCCCAGCGTAGCGTAGTCGGGTCCGTTGGCAGCCAGCATAGACTCTCGCAGGAAGTTCTTCACGGCGAATTCGTCCGTCGCGAGATCTGGCGAGAATCGGGTCATCGAATTGAACGATCGGCGCAGCATATCTTTGTCTTCCGGCGTCGCCTGACTGAGCAACGGATCGGACTGCATCGCATTCTGGAACTGGACGTCCTGGTCGAACGAGCGGTTGTGATGCACCGCTGCGGTTGCGCCCACGTTGACGCCTTCTCGAATCGCTTCGTCGAGCAGGTTCGCCATGTTCTTGCCCGACTGCGACAAGAACGAGGCCGCCGCGGTGTCCGTCGCCTGGATTCGGTCTTCGATGGGGATATACTTCTTGGCGAGTTGGTACTCGAGCCCGGACCCCACAGCAGCGTCGCCCTGTAGGATGTCAGCGCCAGCACCCAGTGCCGCCGCTCCGCCTGCCAGCGCCATTGCTTTTCCAGGGGAGAACTGCCGCGGCCCGGCTTCCATGGCGATGTTGCCTGCTACGTCTGTGACGTTCCTCAGCACACCTTTGTCGACGAAGGTCCGAGGCACTTTGGCTCCCGGAGAGGAGACAAGGTCACCGACCAGGTCGCCGAGCACGTCAATGCCGTGGCCGAAAGCGCGGGGGAGCGACTTAACGGCTGTCTTCTCAGCTGCACGTTTCTGTACGAAGGATGTGAATGGGTCAGTCATCAGGTTTTCTCCGGTTGCCTGCGCCTGGGCAAGCGGCGCGACAGTGCTTGAATTGAGATAAGCTTCGTCAGCGGCGAATGGGATAGAAAGCACCGCACCGCCGACGAGCGCTCGAGGAAGTGTCATCCGGCTACTTACCGCGTCGGCGACTCCCCCGTACACAGGGGAAAGCGCGCTCTGCGAACCGGGCTGCAGTGCTACGTCTAGCGCCTTCCCTGTACCACGCGCTCCAGCCGCAGCGACTTGCGGAACCGTCTCCGCTGCAGCGCCGCCCATCCCTGTGGCAAGCTGGGCGAACCACGACGGAATGGCAGAGCTCGAGCTGAGCAATCCCGGGCGTCGCGCAGGGCCTTCAGCGAGCTCCTTGGAGACGTCCATCAGACGTCGCGCAACGCGGCTCTCGCTGGAAGCCAGTTTTTCGTAGAGATCATTCACCGAAGAAGTGGCTCCGCTTGACGTTCCATCCAGGCACATCCCTGCGCCAACTCGAGTGCGTCGTTATATGCAGCGACTACTTCGCGGAACATCCCGTGCTCTTTTCGTTCGACGACGTAGCGCGTTGCGCTGGCAGTCTTCTCGGAAGACTCGGGGAGACGCGGATTGTGCTCACGGACTTTCGCCAGGATCGTGGCAGCAACCTGCGAATCAGCGAGAGCGTGGGCGTCCTTCTCGAACTCTTCGAAAGGCATCGAAGAGACATAGTTGAATGTCTGAGCGAGAGCAGCAACCTTGTCGGTGTACTCCATGTGCGCAGCGAGCGCGGCCATCTTCAATTCTTCCGCCACCTTGTTGGTGAGCTGGATGGCGTGGTGCATCTTGTCACCGGCATACGGGTCTTCCGGCTCGGGCTCCGCTGCAGCGGGGAAAGCTTCGGCGGCGAGCTTCTCTGCGACCTGATGACTCAGCGTATCCCAACGCTCGTCCGGTAGCTCGAGACGCAGTGAGGCGACCTTCCCGAAGAAGTCAGGCTCGTCGTCATGATCGTCAGGGTCAGGAGACGCGAAGAGACGGCTCGCAACTTTCTCAGGCTCCACCACATCGAACTCGACGTACTTGTGGTCGGCCATCTTCTCGAAGAGAACCAGGTGTGCGTTGAGGTTCGTTGCCTCCAAGAGACGTCGCGCTTCGTAGGCGTTCATGCAGCGGTCGTCCGCGACTTTGACTACGCCGTCTTCCAACGGAACGGCTTGCTGGACGAAAGTGTCCACGATGGATTTGGCAAACCGCTGGTAGTCTTTGTCGTTGTAGCTCATGTACCTACTCGCCGTCTTCTGTGATCGTCATAATGTCGTCAGGGTTAATCTCTTCCTGCGTCTGCTTTCGCCGGATCATGATGAGCTCGAATTTCAGGGACTCTCTTGCCCCTGCTTCAGCGTCTTCAATCTCTGGCAGCGTTCGAATTCCACTCATCATAGTACCAGACCATTGACGCGCTTCCTTCGCCTCCACAGAATCCAAGGGTACACTACCTGCTTCTTTCGACAGAATATACGCCTGGTTGATGGTTTCTTTCAAGGCATCAGCGGAAGGTACTTGATAGTGCTCGCGACCGAACTTCGCGGATATCCAGTGTCGGCCTCGTTCTAAGGCGTCTGTCTTGAGTGACGCTCCGAACCCGTCATCATGTGCTGTGGGGTATTCTCTGACGTACGCTTCCAGGTCGAGTCGGTCTCGGAAGGCCGTCAAATCGAAGAACATCCCCGTGTACACGTCGGTCACTTCGACCGGAATCGAGAGTACAGCGTTGATATGTTCGGCGTCGGCCCCGGTGACTAGAAACGCTTCGAGCACCTCTCGTTTGTAGGGATGTAGATAAATGGAGTAGGCATACTGAACCTCTTCCGGGGCAGATGTCTGCCCCAGCAAGAGTGTACCGACCGCATTCCGAAGTGAGTCATCGGTTGGAGCTGCGCCGGTTTCATCGACCTCCTCCGCCAACCTGACGAAGAGGTGGTCCGGTTTCACAGATCCAAACATGTGAGGCCCGGGCTAGCTGGGTGCGTCTACGTTTTCGTCGCTTGCGACGATGGCGTTGATGCGAAGAATGGTATCTCCCATTCCCTCGAATAGCGACTGCAGCTTATCACGGATCTCGTTGTAGGTCCCGTCTCCGATTCTCTCACGAAGGATAGGCGCCTTCATTCGAACCTCGGTCAGCATGCGACCCAGGGCGTCAAGCGACTCTCGGACAGCAGGCAAAAAGCCCGACACCGTCGAGTCGAAATTGTTTGACTCAGCCAGCGACGCAATCGCCGCGGCATCAAACATGTCGGGGTCTTCGAGCTCCATGGCGGCTTCCATCATGCCAGGCTCTTCCACGGGCATACCGTCGGGTCCCACCGGCGGTGCGCCGCCTGGTCCCATTCCGGGCCCCATTCCGGGCCCCATTCCGGGTTCCATACCCTCAGGAGGCATCTCGCCTGGGTACATGCCGCCGCGTTCGGCCATCATCTGTGACCCGGCCGGGTCCATCGACGCCATGTCAGGTGCAGCGCCGCCCATCATCGCCGGGTTCATGGGCTCGATCGGGGGTGCCATGACTTCCGGCGCAGGAAGGCCCGTCTGCATCGAGAGTTCGTTGGCGCGGCCCACTACTGCCTGGATCGCTGCCATCTGAGTTTGAATGCTCTGCGCTTGTTGCGCCATCTGCGACATGATGAGCTGGTTCTGCTCGGCGAGCTGGTCAGCCACTTCCTGTGCCGCCATCTCGACGACATTCGGGGGCGGAGGCATGGGAGGCATTCCGCCCATCATCGCCGGGTCCATCATCGCCGGGTCCATCATCGCCGGGTCCACCATCGCCGGGTCCACCATCGCCGGGTCCATCGGAGCTCCACCGGGAGGTGCTCCGCCAGGAGGCGGGCCTGCAGGCTGCGCAGTCTTGGTACGCTGAAGCACGTAGAACTGAGCAAGACCTTTGTCTCGCGCAGTTTTCACCGCTTCTTCAGCGTCGGGGACTGCGACGTTGTATTCGAAGACCAGGTGCTTGACCGTGGCCAGCTTGTCTCGTTCTGCTCCGTCTGTGTACAGGAAGCCTGCGCCTGCATCTTGGAGACGGATGATATCGGCGCCGGCTTCAGCCAGCTTATGGAAGTGGCTGTTCACTACGTCGCCAGCATCGCGAATGATCTCGTCTCCCGAGATCGTTTCTTTCACAGGGAGAAACGCCCACTGGTCGGGCACCAGAATCAGTGTAGCACTGTCGATACGGTCGCCCCGATCTTTCTTGTCGGCGAACGCGTAGGGGACGTAGTTCGTGTGCGGACTCCCGCTGGACGTCCTCTCTCCAATGAGGAGACGAGGTACCACGCCTGGTGCACCTTCAATCTGCTGCACCGTGACCTGGTTGCCGCTGTAGACCTGTCCGGCGGCGTAGTGCGAGCCGTCGGTTGACCAGGTCCGCTCCACTGCCATCGGCTCGAGCGCAATCAAGTTGCCCGGGTCGGGGTTGTAGAAGATACCCTTCTGATTGTTCTTGGGCTTCTCAGAGGTCGGCTTCGTCACGAGCTTCCACAGCTTCTCCGGAACCTCTTGAGGCCCAACGGGTTCCGCCACGAAGTCGTCCTTGAGCACGAAGAGCTCTCCGTCTTCCGTAAGCCCAGCGCGACACACATAGGAGCGCTTGCTCCGGTCGTCGTACTCGGTCTTGCCGGTCAGTCCTTTCCCGTAGCGAAGCGTGTTCTCGGTGAGCACTTTCCCGAAGATGAGCGCAATCTGTGTACGCCCATCGGTTCGGTAGATGCGGTAGTAACCGGTATCCGACGGGATGGTGAGCTGCAGAGGCGTCTCCGTCTCGTACATCACCGCCATGTCGAGCTCGGGACGCTCGTCCCAGGCGGCGTAGCCCTGCTCAGCAATGGTTCGGAACACATTGGACGAGTCTTCCTTTGCCTTCTCTTTGATCTCTTCGGCCGGAGTCTCCATCGTCATGAAGCTGACCGTCGGGGCCGCTTCTTTGACCTGGGGCAGGGCGCGAAGTGTTACGGCGTCGCGCAAAGCGTTTACCCCGTAAACATCGAAAGCGAACTTTGCGATGTGAGGGTTGTTCTCCAGGGTTCGAACGAAAGCCACCTTGACCGGGTTCGAGGCCTCCCACAGATAGGCGGGGAGGTTGGTGTGCTGATTGACGCTGGCGTAGCTGTACCGGCCTGTGGTCGGCGGGACGACGATGTTTCGGATGTCGACGTCCGAAGACAGGGTCTCCGGGGCCTTCATGCTTTCGCCCATCTGCTGCTCGCCGACGTGCTCCACTTCAGTGAGCCACTGCTCGTTGAGTGGGAGCATCTGGTCGAGGCTCTTCACGTACATCGTGTCGAACGGCATCATCTCGTTGTCGGCGAAGATGGCCGGGACGTGCACCTCTTCTCCGCCGCGCTCCACGATGAATGCGCCAACCGCGTGATTCGTCGAAGGGTCCGCCTCCTGAACTTTGAAAGACACGACCGAATCTACAATCTCGGGCGCCTTGGACACGAGCTGGGCGAAAGCGAGCTCTTGAAATGACTGCTCGAAGATCTCCTGCGGGTCGCCCCCGCCGGATTCTTGCATCATCATTTGTGTTCGGGGAGATACGGACATGGTTATCTCACTGCAGGATGCTGGAAAGTACGGCGTTGAGTACCGGAATTGATTGCAGCGCTGCTTCAGTCCCGACGTCACGGCCGACATGCTTCAAAGCTTGTCGCGTGTCCGGAGAGTGCTTCAGGGTGTAGGCGCCTGCTCTCGCCTTGTCTCCCATGAGGGGCGCTCCCGAGGCCAACTGCACGACGTCGAGTACGTTGATGATATCCTGCCGCTCTTCAGGGTCTTCGATATATGCGGAAGCGCCCAAAAGCATCGGCACCCTCGCAAGAAGCGTGATGTCGTTGATGCCCTTAGCGATCCGCAAAAGTTCTGCGTGTCGACCTTTCGCGTCGGGTGCGGGGGTAACGGGCGCGGCAACCTGTGCGCGCTGAGCTACAGGAGCTGGGCTCGCATGCAAAACCTCGGCTCGTTCGCGAGGCATCGCTGCCTGTAACAAGCCGAGATCAGGAGATGCCGAGACCGGAATCCCGCGTGCGGCAGCAATCTGCGCCGCGCGGTTGGCATGTTGCCCGATCATGGCGCCCTCGTTATCGCGTCAGTTGATTGAGGCTACCGAGAAGCGAACCCACGGTGCTCTGCGGCGAGTACTGCTGCGCGACCTTCTGCAGGTACTGCTGCTGTGCGATCGGCTCGAGGCCCATGCACTGCTTGACGGCGGCGACCTTCTCTTCCATCGGCATCGCGTCCGGAAGCTGCGGGCCGACCAGTGTGGCGACCGCGTTGAAGTGTTGATTCCACTGCGCGTTCTTGGTGGCATCCACCACCGAGTTCGACGCGTCGCCGCTGTGCGCGGGCTGGTCAGGGTGAGGCGTTTCCATGCCGGTCACCGCGTTCGACGGGGTGCCGTCGAAGTTGGCTCCACCTTGTCCGACCGCTGCGTAGTCTTCGGGGCGCTGGGCGATGTCGAGCTTGCCTTCGCCGCTGGGCGAAGCGTGCTGCGTGTTCGGAGCGCTCGAAGCGCCGGTGATGGTCGACGACTCCGAATCAGCCGGAGCCGAATCCTTCGGTTGGTCGCCCATGGCGAGCTTACGAAGCGCGGCCTGAACCGAGGCCTCTTTGGAGTTCGCCGAACTGTTCTGCGACGCTCGGGTAACCGAGTTCGAATCGACGCCACCCGGTGCCTTCGGTGCCAGGGGGTGCTTCATCTCAGCGCCCTGAACTGCGTTGGCCGGAACCAATCCGTCGATGTTCGTGCCGCCCAGACCTTTGAGGTACGGGTCATTGGTGCCTTCACCACGGTGCTCGTCGAGGACTTTGTTCGCGTCCATCGAGTTCGCCGTGGTGTTGGGAGGCGAGGACTTTCCGTCAATCACGGACGAGCCCTGGTGCATCGCCTGTTTGACCAGGTGCGTGATCACGTCCCCGTACGCAACCTGCGGGTCGTGGTCGATGGTCGCGCCTTGTCCGGCCGAAGCGACCTTGCCCTGCTGGGAAAGTGCTTCGTTGAACGCAACGAGATGTTTCGCCACTTTGAACGTCTCCTCGTAGGGGACTGCATTCGCTGCAGGCTCGATATCGAGTGAGTTCGCCGCGATTGCGCATGCCTGCTTGAGCAGACCTTCGGTCGGGATTTGAGTGGTGCCCGTTCGCTGGAGGTAATTTCCAACTCCGCGGGCAAATGCAAGTTTCGTTACGCTGGACATGAAAGCTCTCCTGGGAACGCGATGATGCGTGAAGTATATGGACTCGTCTTGAGATAAACAACCACGTTTTACCGCTTCCAGAACGGTGACGCAACAGCGCTACCGTTCTGGGAAGATTGCTGCGTCTTCATTCGATGCAGCTCTCGTGCGGGGTAGTGGCCGGACCGCACAGAGAAGTCTTGTTTCATTTGCGTTGGCAGACCGGGTCGCTGCTGTTGCTGTGCGCGAGCCTGCTCTGCGGCGAACTGCTGCTGCTGCCACATCTGACGCAATTGAGGAGAGTGCTGCTCCCACTCCGCTCTTGCCGTACCCAATGCGTCTTCTGCAAGGTTAAGTCGGGCGAGGTACGGATGGCTCTGCATCGAACCCCATACGGCGTCGGCACTCCGATCTCCGTACTGCGCAGCCTGACCCCACGCGTTGGGGTTCGTGCGCATCTGCTGCGGCGAGGGTCGGGCCGCCATTCGCTGTCCACCGGGAGGCTGACCTTGTGTTGGAGGCTGACCTTGTGTTGGAGGCTGACCTTGTGTTGGAGGCTGATAGTTCGGGTCGATTTTCCGTCCGATGGCTTTTCCGGCTGCGGTGAACGGTGCCGCAAATGCGCCGCCGGAAAGCATCCCGAAGGGCGACCCGATGGCCCACCCCAGCGAGTCGCCCAACGTGCCGCCGATATTCTCCAGCTTGGACTGCCCTTCGACGTCAGGGGCGTTGGCGGCTTCATGCACCATGGCCGCCGGCATCCCGTACGCCATGCCCTTGTTCAATACGTCCATCGAGACGGGCAGGACCATACCACCGTATCCCGCATCCACGTTGGGGTTTCGCGCATTTCGCCAGGCACGCATCACGTCCGGGTCGATCGCCATCTCTCCGTGAAGCAACCCGCCCCGCCCGAAGATGCCGCCCATCTGGGCACGCTGCTTCATTATCTTGAGGGGGTTCTGCCCGATCGACACGTCGCTGGCGCCGCGGGCAATGCGTCGCCCCAACCCTGGTCGCGCCGCCGCGTACTGCTGCGCCACGTCGGGGGTGAACATCTTTGCAGCCGCCGGATTGACGTTCTCCAAATCCACCTTGGCTCGAGCGAAGTCGGAGAGCGCTTTTCCGTGTGTCTCTTCGAACGCTTTCAAGCGTTCTCCGAATGCTTGGGCCGATTCATCCGCGCCTCGTCGCGGTACATTCTCCACTGCCTCGCGAGTGAATTGAGACAAGTTCAGGTGTGGATTGCGGCTCGCCTGCTGCGCCTCCTGGAGCGCGCCGCCGATGTTCTTGAAGGCCTTCTCATTGGAGTCGAGCGTTCGAACGAATCGCGCACCCTCGTCAGTGAGTTGGTTATTCTGAATCAGGTTCGCCCGAGACATGAAATCGTCGGGGAGTCGTTTCATACGGCGCGCAGCGTCGAGTGCCGCTGTGTCAATTCCGCCAGCCGTCCAGGGCGCATCCGAGATCATGCGTAGGGCCTCGTCACCTTTGGAGGCGACCTGCTCCGCGAACTCATCACCCGACCCGACCAAAATGCGTTTCAAAAGACCAGCTTTGCTCGCGATCTTTTCCACGGCACCGCCGTCCGCAGCGTATTTCCCTTGTAGCCCCGTGCCGAACGGAGCGCCGATCGCGTAGGCAGGAACAGGACTGGTCGACGCAATGTCGGTGGTCGAACCAAACCCTGCGCCTTCTACCAAGGTGCGCTTGAGGTAGCGGTGCGACAGACGAGACATCCAGTCGTCGTTGAGCAGCGGCGCCTGGATCATGGACTTCATGATAGGCGTCGTCACAGTAGGGAGGTTGGATACACTCACCGAGGCAATGCCGTTGTTCTTGAGCTCAGCTTGTACAGACGGCGTGATGCGTGTGCCTGTCGAGAAGTGCAGCGTCTGCTCTGCCAGGTAGTGACCCTTCGCTTTGCTCACCGGCACGCTCTTGCCGGCCTTTGACATGCGCTTCTGGACTTCGGTGTACGGAACGATGTCGCCACGCAGGAACTTGTCGGTCGGGTCTTCCTCGACCCGCACGTGCTTCATGGCGTTTCGAGCCAGTAACTCCGTATGGCGACGGTCAATGTCCACGCCTTGGCGGCGGTACAGGTCTGTCAGTTGGTTCGACAGGTACACGCGGCCCGCGCCGATTCCCTTGTGTTTTACGACGGCGTTCGGAAGTGCGACGCCGTCAGACAGTGCGTCACCCGCTTCGACGATGTCACCCTGTTTGACGATCGGCTGCAATCGCGGCGGAGTGTAGTAATTCTTGCCGGCAACACGGATGTGCCACCCGCCCTGCGGCGCTTTCTTCACCGACTCGACGCGGCCGTCGTGTTCTGTGATAGCCGCCTTGTCTTGGAACGATTTCGGGACTTCGGTGAGCGTACGAAACCCCGTGAGACCCGTGAGCTCGGTTGCGCCCTGGCCCTTTCCTTTGGCGAGTCGAACGCCGTGCTTGGCGTTTAGCGCGAACTGCGTCAACGGTTCGGTCATCGCCTGTGCGCTTCGTGCGCCGACATTCGTTCCGACCTGATGCGGTTTGCCCCACTCGTTGAGTCCCACACACTTCTGGCACACTCCATCATGGGCTTCGCATGCCGTGGGGCTTCGAACCAAAACCTTCGGTTTGTTGGCCTTTTTCAGCTTGTTGACGACGTCAGATGTAACGAGGGTGTTCCGGGATACGGGACCCTCATCTCGCGCGAGGTAGCGGTCTTGCACCTGGTCTGTCACGGGAAGAAGAATCCCGCCTCTCGTGCCGCAGTCAGCTTGCGTCACCACCAGGTCGTCCATGTTGTTCATGACGACTTTGGCGACCATACCCGGCTCGACAACAGCGCCCGAGGAAGCGATCGCGTTTCGACGTGATTCTACGCCGGTCACCCACGCGTCTGCCGGGTTGACTCCCTGCGAGTACGACTTGGTCACGAGCCACGGTGTCGCCTGGCCCTTGTTCATCGCGAGGACGGGTGACGCAACAATCTTCATGAGCTGCGCAATGGAGCCTCTGCCGCCTGACTTGGCCATGATGGTCATGTCGGAAGGATGATTCTCCGTGGCGGTGACCATCTTGTCCTGCGTCTCGAGCAGGATCTTTCGCTTCTCTTCGTCTGACTTGGCGGCTTTGATGCGACGAAGCGCGTCTTTCATGACAGGGTCGCGCTGTTTGTAGTCAGGCGCAATGTCATCCAGTCCCACCGAGATCCCTTCCAGGGTCGCAACTTCGTCGCCCAGTGACTTGAGTTTCATCACCGTCTTGACGTAAGTGTCCGGGTCCGACTTCGCGAGCTCCGTCATCTGCTTCTTGAGGATGCCTTTGGTCACCGGACCGTCCATCCTCATGTCGCCGGGAAGCGTCTCATTGAGAAGGAAGTGCCCCAGAGTTTGATTGTCATCAGGCACCGTACCCTCCAACGCCAGGGTTTCTCAGTTTCTTCGTTACGTTCACTCCGTCCGACAAAGACCACGCGGTTCCGCCGGCCGCCAGTGCTTTGCCGGGCGTGCCCCGCGCCACTTCGGATGCCTGGTGACCAACGTTCGACATCATGCGTCGACCCGGAGACATGCCTTCAGTCTTCGCCGCGTGTGTTGCAGCTCGCTCTGCTTTGGCTGTTTGAGACTTCACCGCGCTTGCCTGACGTCGGTTGGAGAAGAAGTTTCGACTCTTCTTTCCGAAGTTGCTACTCCCTTTTCCGCCAGCTTTCCCAACCCCTTTGATGGCTTTCCCAACCCCTTTGATGACTTTCCCAACCCCTTTGGCGAAAAATTTCCCGCCCTGAATCAGCGGACTCAGTAACGCGATTTTCTCCATGTCCTCCGGAGTTGGGTGAAGCAGTGCTTGACGGAGCATTGCGGTCTTGATGGAGGGGGCACCCATATCGATGCCCAGACGAGACGCGGCGTCCTGTCCGAACAGGGACGTGGGTTCACCCCACGTGAGCGGTTCGAGCCCATACAGGTTATCGCCTTTGAGCTCCCGAATACCTTTGGGCTCGGAAGGCTCTTCCGTGATTCCCTCGAGCAGTTCTTTGACTCCGGTGATCTTCTTTTCCATTAGGTCCTCTGAATCTTAACGGGGGTGCTCATCTTGATTTCGCCGCGTTTGTACGCTGCCATCGCATCGGCTTTCGAGTCAAAGACGCGCGTCTCGCCTTGCGGACCCTCTCGAGTTGCCATGTACGTCCCGATCAGCGCTTCGTGTGCCGGGAAGACCATGAGGTCATCCTTGGATACATCGCCGAGAAGAAGGTTGGACAGCGTCATGCTCTTCGACTCAGATACGGCGGCGTCTGCCACAGGGACATGCAGCTGCACGGTGTCGCCATCATAGTCGGCGTTCATGCCTTGTTCTGCAAATGGATTCAGTCGAACGGTCTTGCCCGGGATGAGTTTCGGATACGCAGAAATGAGCCCAAATCGGTGCAGCGTGGGGGCTCGGTTCATGACGACAGGCCGTTTCTTGACTTCGGTACCCAGGATGCGTCGAGCCGCCGGGTCTCGGTTCTTCACTTTCTTGCGGGCGTCTGCTGCGCGGTGCCCTGACTGGACCAGTCCTTTGACGAGGAAAGGTTCGTACATCTTCCAGGCCATCTCCTCAGGCATACCGACCTCGTCCATGTTCAGGTTGAGATCCGGAGCAATGGTTGCGCGGCCCGACAGGTCCTGACGTCGCTTCATCATGCGCGACTGGAAGTACCCATGCTTCGGCGAGCCGGTGCCTGTGATTTGCTGAAGATGCCCCTTCGTTCCTCGCCCCTGGTTCTGCGGAGACACGGGGTCATTGAAGCCGAACAAAGCACCGACCGAGTCGTGCAGGTGTTTGCGTCGCTTCTTCCGATCGTCATCGGTGTCGAGCTCCTCGGGCGTCTCGGTAATGGACTCGTTTGCCAGCATCACGTCTCGGTACAGGTAGTTTGCATCCGAGATGAGCATGGTCCCGTCGCTCGTGGGCATGATGGGGCGAATCGTCGGAGGCACGACCGGTACCTTCGACAGCACATAGGCGTCGCCCGCGGTCAGGTCTTCTTTGAGCAGAGCGTCGATGTACTTGATGCGCTTGACGGCATCGTCGAGCGTCGCGCCTCGAGCCGTTTTAATCTCCTGCTTCAGCTTCCGGCGTTCGCTCTTCAGGTCGATCTCGTTGAGCTTCTTTTTGACCTCAGACGCCCCCTTGTCATCTCGGAATGCGCGGAATTCATTCTTCGTCATCCCCAGCATCCGACGGGCCGGGTCTTCGAACACCGGATTCACCACCGGCTCCGCCAGGTTAATCTTGGAGTACTTCGTGCCGGTCAGTCCGCCTGTCAGCGCGGGGTCAAACAGCCCTCCCTCCTCAGGCTGGAGCTGTGTAACGCCCTGGCGTTTCCGCGGCGTCACGAGCAGTGCGTTCTTCACTTCGGTCTTTGCCATCGAGTCGATGTCGCGGTCGGTGAGCGGGGCCAGGCTGTGTCGTGAACCCTTCTTGTTCACTTTGATGCCTGCTCCGTGCAGCATGTGATTGAACTTCTCGTAAGCGAAGTTCTCGCTCGGCATCGGAGCTGGAAGACCCAGTTGAATGCGGCGCCAGTACTCGTCGTTACGCTGTCCTTTAACGACCGCAGCCTCCTGCAGCACGTTTCGAGCGTTGTGCGCAAGGAGTGCGTTGAACTCCATCTTGCCCAGGGACTTCGCCCCCTCGTCACCGCCTTTGGTGGGCTGCATGTTGGAGTCGTACCCGGGGCCAATACCGCGAGCAGCGAAGTTGGTGTCGGTCGACTTGAACAGTTTGTAGGTGTACTGCCTCCCCACGTGGATGCCTGGGATTTTCTTTCCCGACATCGGGTCGTACACGGTTTCCTTGTCCTTGAGTCCGTTGTCCTTGAGTAGCTTCTTCGCCCACTTCACGTTGTCGTGGTCGGCGAACTGATCGATGATGACTGGCTTGCCTGTCTTTTCAGCGACCTTGCCGACCGCCGTCTCGAGAATCTGACTGGGGTTGATTCGAGTGATCACGCCTGCAGACGTCATCAACACGTCGATCGGCTTGCCGGCCTCGTCTTTCACCATCTGGTCGTCCGGGACGATCTTAGACACCACGCCTTTGTTCCCGTAACGCCCGGCCATTTTGTCCCCTACACCCATTGGCGCGTCCATCTTCACCGTGACGGTGATTTGTTTGTTGGTGACTGCGACGTCAATCACGGTGCCGGGATGGTCGTGATCCCACGTAATGGCCGCGTCCCGGTAAGGCTTCACCAGTGACTTGTGCAAGTTCCCCAGCATCTGCTGCTGGGCAGATGCCTGATCTTTTCGGATCGCAGAGATGAGGAGCTCACCGTGGTCCACCTGCTGGCCCTTCTTGATGATTCCCTTGGAGTCGAGCCGTTCGTACTCCGGACGCGAGTAGCGCGAGCCGAAGTAGGCCCGGTGCTTGTCCTTGTCTGTGGAGACCCCCTGGTCCAGCGACAGCGTCTCTTTGTACATGTGCCTCGAAGTCAGCTTCTTGGACGCAGACTCCGAGATCACGACAGCGTCGTTGGAGTTGTAACCGTAGTAGGGCATGTATCCCACCGACAGATTCTTCCCCAGAGCAAGCGTTCCGTTGCGAGTGAAGTTGGTCTCCGCCAGGGCCTGCCCCTGTTGGACTCGCTGGCCTTTCTTCACGTTGACGTCGTCGTGCATGTACGTCTTGGACATCAAGGGGAAGTCCGTAGCGTAAGGCACCTTGACGAGATCGTCTGTCTTGGCCGCGGCGGTCTTCATCCATGCAGAAAGGGATTTTTCCTGAGGCCCTTCAGCGCTTCGCTTGGAGCGATCAGGTCGGATGTAGATGTAGTCTTTGTCGATCTTCTCCACAGTGCCAGCGGTCGGCGACATGGGAACGATGAGCTCACCCATCTGTTTCTCGACAGTCTTCTCCGGGTCCCACGACCGAATTTGTACATAAGGCTCGTCTCGATCAATGAGCGGCAACGCCTGGGTGTGCATCTTGGACCCCATGATGTTTCGGTTGCCCTGCGCGCTGTTCAAAAACGGCACGAGATTCGTCGTCGGGCTGTACATCCGGGAGGGGTCGGGGACTTCATAGTCCACCTCCGAAGAGTTTACTGAGTAAACCTGTCCGTTCTTCAGTGCGTCGATCTTCTTGCGCCCGCCCAGCTTCTGGTTCGGGAACGCGACGGTTTTCTCCATCAGCTTCGACGCCTTCACGTACTCGAGTTTCCCGTTCTTGGTGTTGCGCATCTGGGCGTACATGTTTCCTTCGTCGTCACGCCGAGCGAACATCGAAGTTCGCACATCGATGCCTGCTTTCCCTGATTCGGGCGTTCGCACCGGGTCAAGGATACCCAGATGGGAGTGATGCACGTCTCGAGCTTCGTCTGGTACGGCCAAAGTCGACGAAATACCCCCCTCACCTAGCGAGGTGACTTTAACGGCATGATCAACGATCTCCATCGGATTTATCTGCATCGGCGTCGCAGTGAGTGCGGACGTCGTCACAAAAGAGTGGAGGGATTTCGTGAAAGGAGACGACGGCATGATGTCCGAGACCTTCGGATTGTCCCCGGCCTTCCGAAGACGCATCTTGACCTTTCGAGAGATGTCTGGCGCTGCGTCTTTCTCAACTCGTTCCTTCAAAAACGACTCAACCGTGTGGATGGTCTTGAACGCAGTCGAGTCTCGATCGTCCTGCTCCTCTTTGTCGTTGTAGACGTTCAGAATCTTCTGACTGGCTCGCAGAAGCGTCTTGGGTTCGACCTTAGAGAACTTCTGACCCAGCGTGATGTTGGTGACCTCCGGATCGAGCTGCGTACGGTCGTACGAGTCCCGGATCGCCTCCAACATCTCCTGGTGATTCGGGTTGTCCTCCTGCAGAAAGCTTGGAATGAGCTTTTTGTAGAGCTTTCGGACGTACCGAGCTTCCTTGCCGGCGGCGTACTTCTTGTTGAGTTGAAGTACGTCCTTGCCCCAATACTTGGTGATCTCTGTATCCCGCACCCCCAGGGCTGACAGGGCCCCGTAGAGCGGAATCTTGCTTGAGCCGTACTCCATGAAGATGAGACCGCGGTCTGGGTCGAGCGACAACCGGAAGTTACGTCCCTTGGCGAGGTTGAATGCGGACTCGAGCTCTCCGTTGCCGCGCTGCCGTGTGTAGACCCCGGGCTTGATTCGAACCTGGTTGGAGACGGTGTAGTCATTGCCCTTCATGATGAAGGTGTGCCGCTCTGTGAAGTACGGGATCTGCGCCAGAGTTCGCTTGCTCGTATCCAGTATCTTACCCGTCTTCTTGTCACGAACAACGACCGTACCCTTCATCGGCTCGACCAAGGTCTTGCCCTCCAGGATGGCTTTCTTCTGCTCGGAGGGAGAGAACACTTTGTTCGTCGGTTCGACGTCCTGAATCTCCACAATGTGCTTATCTGTCTCGACCCGAAAGTCCTGAATCCCCTTCCTGACGTGGTCTCGAATCATCTCACGCCGTTCTTCAGCGCGCCCCATCAGGGGATAGAGTGTTGGGTTTTTCGCCACGTGGCCTCCTGGGAAGTTCCGCCATTATACGCAGTACTACCGCGCATTCCAGCGCCGGAAAACGATCAAAAATCCACCCCCTCGATGCGGTATAAGATATTGATACAGAAAACACGCTCTCGACGACACTGCAATCCTGCAGCGAACTCTCCCATAAGAGCGTACGGAACAGGGAAAACACATGGAACATCTCGACCAGCCGCAGACGAAGCCGAAATCGACCTTCAACAAGGTCGTGGATGGTGTTCTCAAAGGCGCGAAGATTGGCGCCGGAGTCTGGCTGGCGACCAGCATTGTGAAGCGAGACTGGATGGGGGCATTCAATGCCGTCACCGCGCTCGTCGTGCTCAGGGACTAGGGTCTCTAAGCACGTCATTTCACCCAAAAACCCCCTATATCGGGGGTTATTTTTTGCCCTAAAAAGGGCCCAAAAACCCCCTAAAATCACAAATATAGGGGTCTTTTTTGGTATAAGATATTGACACGAAAAACACGCTCTGACAACTACATCAATTCTGATGGAACGTCTCCCATGAGTGTGTATCAGACAAAGGTAAAACTATGTCAGTCGCAATCAACGTACTCTCATCGCTCTTCAGCAGTTCCACGCTCGCCTCGGCGGCGTGGAGTGGATTAAGTACACCGGTTCAGGCGGCCATCGCCTTGGCCGGAATCGGCAGCGCTGGGTGCACCGCCCACTCCGTGGGCAAAAGAACCATCCTTTCGGTAGCGAACTACCGAAAGAACGGTGCAAAGGTGTTCCTCCCGTGTGGAAACACCGGGAGGGTCAGCAAAGTCGGCTTCGATTTCATCGAGGCCATCCGAGACCATGACGACACCATCGTCACGGTCCGCGGAGACGACCTCGAGAATCTCCGAGACGCCGAATTCAAGCGTGATCCCGAGGCCGGAGCAAAGGCCCGGGAGCGCGTACAGGCACTCAGGTCGAAGACGATCGGAGAACGCCGAAACGAGCGTCTGGGTCAAGACGATCGTCAGCTGTCGGACGTCAAGTACGACAACATCCAGCTCACCGGCGAGCTGGGGGCTGCGAAGCAGGTGATGAAAGACCAGCGCGCCAAGTTCGAGGCGCGTTTCGAGAATTTCCGCGAGGAAATCTTCGGGCAGATGGACGCTGTGACTCCTGAGGACGACGAAGAGGTCGTTCTCGACCTCGGAGACGAGGAATCGGACGCTAAGCCCTCAAACGAGGGCGACGCCTCCTCACCCGAGGAAGGTGCTGACGAGTCCCCCACCCAGGAGGACGAAGTCAACGAGAGCACTCCGGCTCTCAAGTCCGACGCCATCAAGGCGAAGGTCAAAGCGGCTGCCGCCGTCGCTGAATCTGCTGACGAGGCCGTAGAGGCCGCGGAAGCGGAGTTGGATGAAGCACTCGAGGAAGCGGTCGCGACTGCGGCCGCGTCGGATGAGTCGGACGAGTCGGAAGACTCGGACGAGTCCAGCGAGTCCACGGAGGACTCGGAGAACAAGGCCAATGCGGCCGCGTCGGATGAGTCGAAAGGCTCAGAAGACAGCGACCCCGCTTCGGCGGAGGTCGCACCGTCGGGAAAGCAACAGGCGAAGGGGGAGGCGACGGCGTAGCGTCGAAACCCTCTCCAAAGCCGACCCCGGCCAAGGCGAGACCCTCGCGAAAGCGGGGGAATCGCTGGGAGATCCCCAGAGATGTCCGAAAGGGCATCGCACTCGCAAACGCGTATGCGGATGCGAAAGGGGACGCCGCCGCAGCGGTGGCTGGGCGTGAGTACATGATGTACTACGCCCAGCGCCTGGTCAAAACGAAGCGTAACCTCGCGGTTGCGCAGCGTTTCGACGCCCACAACCCAGGTTGGACGTGGCCTGCCAATTATGGCAAGGCTACGGGGCGTACCAAGCTCCTGGAATTCCTCTACGGGGAACTGGCGGACGTCATGCAAGACGTTCAGAAGTTTCTCGACGAGTATGCGAATCGAGTCGCGCCACTTCCTGCACGGCGCTACCGACGCTACTCGGATAACGAGTCGCGCGTCACCCTCGGTGAAGGCGCAAAGAAGTCGTCCTTAAAATAAGCCCTGTCCCTGCGTGGGACAGGGGCAGGCACGACGCCCCCGACTCTGGGGGCGTCTTTTTTTGATCACTCAGGTTTGGTGACGTGCGCCACCTCGTCGGTGCCGTCCATGTCCTCGTCGGGCATCTCGCCGTCGCGGTAGAACTCAGGTCCGGCCTTCTTCTTTTTAGGTGTCACATCCAGCCAGGACACGGTGACCACCGTGAGCCCGTCCTTGTCATGCGACCACCGTTCTTCTCGGATCATCTTCGTGCCTCGACACGCCTCTGTCATGAGCGTCTCGAGCTCTTTGACTTGACTGTCTTTGGTGAGGTCGAACATTTTGTAACGCGCCGAGACGTGGTTGTTCTGGGTGAACGACGAGGCTGATCCCGCAGGGCCTCCCTGTCCGGGGTAGGTCGTACCTCCACCCTGGCGTCGTCGCGAGGGTCCGCGTCCTTGCATAACATCGTGCGATACTTTGCTGACGAAATCGTCTCCCATTTAGCTCACCATCTCCTGCGCTGCGTTTCGTTCCTGCAGCTGAATCTCTTCGAGTCGTTGAATGACGACGGAGTACATGACGTAGTCTTCGGCCTGTAGCGAAGAGAGCACCGAACGGCGCTGTCCTTCGTCGATCTGGCTGAGCTCCATCGCCATCTGATCGGCCTCGGCGATGACGGCCTGCTGATCGTACTCGAGACCTGTCGATCCTGCAGAAGCCTCGGCCTGCGCCTGGTCTGCGAGCGTCGACTGCAGCTCTTCCATCTTTCGGCTGAGCTTCGCCTGTCGTCGCGTCTGCTCGAGCATCTCCTGTTCTTTTTGCTCGATCTCGTCGTCGTAATCGAGGTCGAGAATCTCCGATACGGTGCGTCGCGACACCAGGTCGTACTGCGCGTCCGCCTGCATGATGAGAGACTTCTGCTGAATATCGTCGATGAACTTGAAGTTCGTGATATCCGCCGAAACTTTCGCCCATCCGAGGTAGTCTGCAATCGAGTCGCAGATCCACTGTAGCAGATCTCTGAGGTCAGCTGAGTGCGACAACAGCTGATTCTCCAGCATCCGTAATGTGACCGAACTTCCGGTAAAAGAGAGTCCCCCATATAGGAACTCCCGAGGCACGCCCAGACCGGCGATGATGTTGTTCTCGACTTCCTGCACCTCTCCGAGCGTCAAGAGCGTGCGGCCCTGTCCGCCCATCTGCGTGACGCCCAGCGCAACCGGGGCGAACATGATATGGAGCGGGTCTTTTCGCCACTGCTTGATGTTCTGCTTGGTCTCGTCAATCCACTGCGCAAAGGCCAGTGTTTTGACGGGGTCGTTACTGCTCCCCGTCTGGGCGGGGTGAAGTACACGGAACGGCGTGAGGTGATCGAGTGCAATCGCTTCGTTCGACCTCCGCATGACCTCCGCGTAGTAGAACTGCTTCATCACCGAGATCACTGATGGATAGCCCAGTGCTCCTCCAAGCCCCGCCGGTACATCGCCTTTGAGGTGAAAGATTTTCGTGGGGTCGAAATGGAAAACCTGGTCGTCGTCCGCGGCTTCCAGGAACGCTTTCGGCGTCCCGTCGATCATGTGCCGATCTCCGTCCTTGATGGCGCTTCTCAGTTCCGCCGGGAGATCATAGTAATACTCAGTGTTGCCTGTGATGGGGTTGTGTTCGACGTCGATGTGTTTGGGGTCCCAGCAGATGACGTTCATGCGCTTGGGGTCATACACCTTGACGTCGCGCACCTCGCTCAGACGCGTCGTCGACGACGCCTTGCACTGCATGCAGTTGTACTTGAACGTTCGCTTCTTGTAGTCGAACTTGTAGTCTTTGATGCGCCGAATGTCCCACATCATCCCGCAGCCTTTGCACGGGACGATGCGTTTGAACGGGAAGTACAGAGAGTAAAAAGCGTTCCCGTACAGGGTGCGGTTCTTGGACGCACCCTTCAGCACCACCTTCGCCCGAAGAGTCTCGAGCACAATCTCGGAGTACTTCGTTCGGAGCGACTCGGACTCCGTCTTGAACGTGATGTCCGTGATGACGTAGTCAGCGAGTTTTTGAAGAGCGATGAAAATGTGGGGGGAGTTGTAGTAAATATACTCCGTCCACCGGTACATATCCTTCAACTTCCGAGGGACGAAGCCCGTCAGAAAATTGAACATCGGGTTCGGATGCGCATTCGACTGCCCGAGAATGTCGAAAGGCTCTCTGCTGATATCACCACTCATCCGAACTCCACATCCTCAAAAGGCACCTATGCAACCTATACGACTGCAACTGATTCGTCACCATAATACACCGGTGTTCGCCACAAAAGACGATCACTCAGATTTGAATCGAGTGTATGGCTACACTCGAGTTCGCAAGATGGGCCTCGCCCTCTTCCCCGCATTTCTCCCATTCTCCGAGCACGTGGTCAACGACCTCAACATCGTGTACGGCGAGGAGAACCTGGACTGGGCACTGGCTGCAAAGAACCACCTTGCCGAGTTAGAGAACGAAAAGCGTCGACAGAACTCTGAGAGCTTACCGGCTGGCTTCGAGTTCGTCACGGAGCCGTTCGGCCACCAGCGAGAAGGTGTGATACGCGCCATATACGAGCCGCGCACCGCGTTGTATTTCGACTGCGGTCTCGGCAAGACCAAAACGGCTATCGATCTCATCCGTGCGTTGAAGTGCAAGATCTCCGACATGCGTGCCCTGGTTATCTGTCCGCCGCACCTTGCGCCGAACTGGGAAGAAGAGTTCGCTACGCATGATGATGGCGAACTTCGCGTCCGAACGCTACTCGACCACAACTCCAAAACGCTTGGGTCAAAGAAGCGGCGCCATGCCTATCATGGGACGCGTAAGCACGAGCCGAGTTGGCACCCAGACGAGCCGTGGGGTGAGCTCTTTCCCGATGTCGTATACGAACCCAGCCCTGACCGCGCCTTCCGTGTCGCTGGTGGCGATAACGAACTCGACTACCTGAAAGCGACGCAACGCGACGACTCCGACGAGCGCGGACGAGCTCGAGCTCGAATGCGTCGTCACGCCAAGAAGAGGGGCATCGACTTGCCTGCTCCTGCAAAACGAGTCAATCCGGCTCCCGAGCCTGTCAAGAACTTCGATGTGTTGGTGTTGCCATACTCAGTGCTCAAGAAGGATCTCAATCACATCCTGGACGCCTATCCCTACAACGTCCTGATCTGTGATGAATCGCACATGCTCCGCTCCCACAAATCGAACCGGTCGAAGGCTGTCCTGAAGTTGGGCGCCAAAGCGAGTCATCGCTACTTGTTGTCCGGGACCCCGGCACTCGGAACGCCGATGCATCTCTACGTGCAGCTTCGTTTGCTCGGCGGATTCCTGACCGGCACCTGGTGGGAGTTCTACAAGCGCTACAATGTAGCCATCCGACGCCAGCACCGAGGCGTTGAGCATGACGAGGTCGTGGCCTACAAGAACCTCAACGTGCTCAATGAGATTGTCACCGAAGTGGCGCTTCGTAAGAAAGCCGATGACTGCCTCGACCTTCCGCCGGTCCGCACGTTGACCTACCCAATCTATCCCAGCGACGAGACCAAGGAGATGTACAACGAACTCGTCCGAACACACTCTGCAGCGATTGGTGGTCGACAGATCCGTGTGGCGCACGCTGCAGATCGATTGACGAAGCTACTCCAGGTGTTGTCCGGGTTCATCATCGACTCGCAGAAGGACTACGAGCTCTGCGATGGCGGCGACGACCGTCCGCCCTGCCCTCATCTGATGGACTGCGTTCGCAACAAAATCAACCCCTACACGCCCAAGTGTGCAATCGTGCAGGAGGACCCGCCCAAGCTTACCGAGTTGTTGGACGCGCAGGACAGGTGCGACCAGAGCATGGAGCTCTTTGAGTCCATCCTGTCCTCGGACGACAACAAGGTCATCGTGTGGGCCACCTTCCAGGCGGAGCTCAACATGTTGGACGCAGCTTTCACGAAGGAGGGTTGGGACTTTGTCCGCGTCGACGGGAACACCAAAGACAAGCAGGCGGCCAAGAAGCGCTTCAACACGGACCCGAACTGTCGCATCTACCTGAGCCAGATCCGCACAGGTGTCGGCATCACGCTGAACGCGGCCAACTACACCGTGTTCTATAACGCCACTTTCGACCTGGGTGATTACATTCAGGCGCAGAAGCGAAACGACCGGATCGGACAGGAGCGTCCAGTGACGGTTTACCAGCTGGTTGTTCCTGGTAGTGTGAACGAGTATATTTTCCGTTCCTTGGAGCGAAAAGAAGATATTTCTGCTGCCCTCACCGACCACGTTCAGTGTATACTGTGCGACCGCAATAAGGAGTGCGACGCTGCCGGAATCCAGCCGTTCGACAAAGACTGCATCTACTCGTCGAAGGAAGGCCGACTGCGAATGCGCCCTGCGCTGCTTAAATAGGAGATCCGATGCCCCCTACGCTACACGCAACCCTATCGTTCGATGACACTGCTGTTGAGGAGCTCGTGCAAGCGCACGTCGAGTCTCAGGGGTACTTCGTCGAGGACATTCACCCCGATGAGAGCTCTCTGGGGTATCAGGTGTCCGTACGGCCTATGACGCAGGAAGAGCTTCTGCTGCACGATCTGCCGACTGAGTCCGTCGAAGACCGTCTCCAGATTAAGATCGATTCTCTGGTAGAAGAGACCCAGCGCGCATTCGGTAGCTTCGCTTCTCACATCGAGAAGCAGGCCCGCGACACAGAGATTGCGCTGGAGTCACGACTCGACGACCTGCGTGCGTTGAGTAGCAGCGCTCAGCAGACCATGCTCGAGATTCAGAGCCTGGCTGAGAAGCAACGAGCCACCCCGGTCTTCGTAGAAACACCTACCGAGACTGTCGTGACACGTTCCGAAGCCGTTACGGAGACACGCCTCCCTGCCCCGAAACCTGAACCTACGATTGACGCCGAGCCTCTCGGTGGCCCTGTCAGTGTCATGAGCACTGGCGCGCCATCTGGTTCTTACGAGACGCTCAGCTTTGCCGACGCCGTTGCGGCGCTCCAAGAAGATGCGTCTGCATCGAACCCGAACGACCACACACGGCAACGCCGATTCACCCAGCTCCACGAGGAGCTGGCCCAAGAAGCCGCGGTGGCTCGAGACCCGATTCCGGGCGAGTCCAGCGCATTTCCCTCTGACCTTGTGACCCAATAAGGCCTATGACAGACGACATCACAGACGAAGAAGACGAAGACACATCCCGATCACGTGGACGCAGCCGCAACCACGATTTCGGGGAGTACGACAAAGTGTACGACCTGCCCAGTGGATACCTCTCGGTGTCCCAGGTGGGGCTGTACCAGAAGTGCGGAGAGCGGTACCGGCGTCGATACGTCGAAAACCAACGAACGCCGCCTTCCTCGAACCTGGGCCACGGTCGGTTGATCCACAAGGCCGTCGAGACCCTGTTGCAGTACAAGATCGACAACGAGCAACGCGTGCCTCCCGCAGACCTGGGGAACGACGCAATCAGTGATCACCTCCAAGAGATGTCACAGGACATCGAGATCTGGGACCCGAAGGTCCCCGACATCGAGACCTTCGAAGAGACGGCTCGTGAGTTGGTGGGGCTCTACGAAGAGTCGCGCCTGCCCGAAGTACTGCCGCGCGCCGTTGAGCTCAAGCTCAAGCGCGTTCTCCGTGGGCGCATCCCGTTTGTCGGGTACACTGACCTCATCGAGATGTCCCTGATGGATGTCGACTTCCAGCCTATGAAGTCACTCGATGATTTGAAGTCGACAGACAGCGTTCGCGACCTCAAAGCGACCGGTCGAAAGTACGGCGCGCAGCGCGTCAAGAATTCCCTGCAGCTTTCGATGTACGCCGAGATCACCGGGCTCGAGAACGTTGGGTACGACCTGCTCGTTCAGAAGAAAAAGTCCGAGTTCGCCAAGCAGGACGCCTTCCGCTCCAAGCGGGAGAAAGAACACGCCGTAGATGTGGTAGAAGATGTCGCCAAGTCCATCTCCGCTGGCGTGTTCATGCGTGCCGATCCGGAGAGCTGGATGTGCACCGAGAAATGGTGCCCGTACTTTAGCGAGTGCCGAGGCGCCCAGAAGAGCATTCACACTGTCCCTGATGGAGAGAGCGTTTGATGGAGAAATTCGGAGTAGAAACCCATCGCCCAGGAGAAAAGAATGCCGGAGATAGTCGAACCTGCCCCTGGTGCGGACGTTCTGTCAGCGTTGACGGAGCTGTTCGACGATGCCCTGTACATGGAAGTGAGCCTTTCGAAGTACAGGGAGAAGCTGCGCCCGCTGACCGTTCCGACGTCAAGCTGGCTGGGGATGATAGCCCCGACGAATAACTCGGATTACCCGAGCCCCGCGCGCGGCTTTGTGCCGCTCGCCCGGGTTCGGAGCTGGGAGCCTGCGGAAGGGGAGAAAACAGGACGACTGCATAACCTGCTCTTTCTGCAGAACAGCAAGATACTGTACCGAGCAGCACACACCAGCCATGCCGCTGGAAACGGCGACGAACCCTACCTCATATTCGTCACCCCAAGAGCCCTCCCTGAGGGTTGCCCGATTCAAACCGACACGAGCGACGCTTGTGACAACTGCGCCTTGTGGGCTCATTGCGCCACAGGGCGTCTTCCCTTCGCGGACCTACGCTACGTCAAGATCAGCGGCTTTCACTGCATGAAAGTATGCAAGGTCGACGACGAGTGGTTCGATGCAGGGCAATCTGCGAAGCGCCTGAGTTACCGAACCCTAGACGCCACTCCTCAGCAGGGGGTGCCTCTCACGGGAGTCGACCTCCGCGCACTACCTCAATTTGAACCATATTGTTATTGAACGGAGAGATCACGAATGACACCGCGGCTTCGCTTCGCCTTACTCGTCTACTGGTATACTCTTCAGTACGTGAAAGAGGTTGAGCAAGCCCCCACCCAGGACCGGGGCTCAAACATCGTGAGCCTGGATGAATACAGACGGAAAAAACATGCCACATTTACCCATATCTAAGATCTTGGCGGAGGACAATATCCGCCTCAACATCGACCCGGACTCTATCGAGGAGCTGGCCGAGTCGGTTCTCGCCGTGCACACGTTGAGCAACGGTGAGAAGACTTTGCTGCAGCCAATCACGTTGCAGAAGCTCGACAAACCAACGGAGGAGGGTCACACCCACCAGCTGCGTTACGGCTTCCGTCGTTACGCCGCCATGAAGTTTCTTCTGGAGAAGCACCCGGAGAAATGTTTCTGGGCCGCCAACGTGCCCTACCACCTCGACGACGCTGTCTACAACGAGGAGGACAATGCGACGACGCATTTCCGTCTCGTCGAGAACATTCAGCGCGAAGACATGTCGCTGCTCGAGGAGGCGATGGCGATGAAGCGAATCCAGAAAGAGCAAGGGATGAAGCAGTCCGAGCTCGCCAAGATGCTCGGTAAGAGCAAGGGCTGGGTGTCGCAACGTCTCGCGCTGCTCCGCATGGACGAGTCCGTACAGCTCGGCGTCCAGGAAGGAAAGCTGGGGCAGGCTCACGTCCGTGAGCTCGCACGCATCAAGAAGAAAAAGGACCAGGCCGACGTCGCGACCAAGCTTCTCCAAGACGAGTCGCCGTCCGTCGCAAAGGTCAAACGCGCCGTGAAGAAAGCACTCGGCGAGACCGAACCGAAAGAGAAGACGAAAGAGAAGACGAAAGAGAAGACGAAAGAGAAGCCTGCCGAGAAGAATGACGACTCCGAAGAGGACTGGGAAATGTCCGAAGAGGAGCGCTCTAAGCAGGATATCGATCAGCTCAAGACAGGTAAGAAAAGCAAGCCCGTCGAAGAAGAAAACGACGAGACGCCTGTCGAAGAGGCAGAGGAGTCCGAGGAGTCGGAAGAATCGGAGGGAGAAGAGGAGGTGTCCTCAACCACCGCTCCTGCGCCTTCCGAGCCGTCTCGAGGAGACGTGCTGCAGACGATGTCTCACGAGGAGAAACTGAAGTTTCTCGAGGAAGACACAGAGCGTCGACTCGCAATGGAGTTCGACGGACGTAAGGGCGATCTCGAAGCTGAAATCTTGCGGTGCTCGCAAGCAGCAGTCGACGCCGTGAAGAAGGGCGACGCAGAGAAGGCCGCATACTACGCCGGAGCAGAGCAAGCGCTCAAATTCGCCCTGGGCTCGATCAAATCGATCCGCTACGTAAAGCGAAAAGTAGCAAGTTAGTGTTGACGAGTGGGGAGGTCTATCGCTACAACGATAGACCTCCTGCCTGGCAGCAGAGGAAAACAAACTAGACAGTCCACCCGGAGCGTATTCCTCACTCCGAATGTATACGTGTGTCTGTCGAACACCCTTGGAGAAAGATAATGACAACTGAACTCGTTCTCACCGAAACCGTCCCCGCACTCGCGAATTACGAACTGACTGCGGAGATGGAGCAGCAACTCGAGGACCTCGTTTTCCTGATGACGACGCCTCCCATGGGTCTGGAGAACACGGACTGGGAATGGCGTCCCGACATCGTAAAAATCAAGGCCCCTACAACTACAGACGACGCCTGTCCCGGTAACGCCGAGATCGGCGACATCTGGGCTGCAGGCGAGATCCTGTGGTCACGCAAAGAAGATGGGAAAGACGAGCCGTTTCGGTTCATCCCGATCTATCACTGGAAGCAGCACTCGAAGTTCGTCTACGGAAAGCGCCAGCCGGACTGCTCGAGCCCCGATGGTGTGACCGCTTATGACGGTACGCCGTGCGTGGAGTGTCCACACCTGCCGTGGAAGGGTAGCGCGAAAGTGCGTCCTGGAAGCGACAAGACCGCATGCGATGAGACGTTCTCGTTTCTCGTGATGGCCGAAGACATGAGCAACTTCTACGTGCTCAACTTCCGCGGCACCTCCGCCAAAGCAGGCAAGAACATCTTGCGCAACACACGCCGCGCGCTGTGGGGCAAGGTGTACGGCCTGACGTCCGTCGAGCAATCAACCGACACGAACACCTGGCAGAAGTATGACGTGGCCCCGATCTCGGGCTCTCGTCCTGCTCCCGAGGTTCAAGCGTTCGCACGCTTCGTCCACGAGCAGAAAGACCAGGCCGCAAAAGCTCAGAGCGCCGAGCTCAAGGCCGCGCGTGAGGCCATCGAGAAGACGCTCAATGCCGACCTCGAAGAAGGCGGCGCCATCGATGACCTCGAAGCCGAGCTCAACGCAGACGATGGGTTCAGCGAGTCGATGTAGTCTCGATTCGCCCTCTCAATCGGGAGGGGTCGCTATGCGGCCTCTCCCTTTTTTTGCCTCTTTCCCATCGGACGTATCATGAGCAACGCACCGTGGAGTATCTCCAAAGCCAACATGGCACATGAGTGCACGTATCGATTCCACATGCGCTACACCAAGCGCGCAAAAGGCCGGCGTATCGAGAACTCCGCGGGCCGGATCGGAACTGCCGTGCACGACATCCTGGACCGCATGCTCCAGGGCACCGAATTCAAACGCGCCTTCGTCAATGCCTCCATCCAGAAACTGACTCGGAAAGAGATCCTGGAACTGAAGACGCACGAAGAGGGCATCAAACGATTCATCGAGCGGTTCGCAGACTGGCGCGACAAAATGGGGAAGCCAGAAGTCTACCCCGAAGTTCAGATGGCCATCACCGAAGAACTCGGCGAGACCGGCTACTGGGACAAAGACGCCTACTTCCGAGGTGTGCTCGACATCAGTACCGTGGTCACCCGCGGCGACCAGAAGTACGCCGTCATCATCGACCACAAGACCGGCATGCCGTCTGATATCGAGAAGTACAAGCCGCAGCTCGACTCCTACGTCGCGATGGCGTCGGTAGTCTACCCCGACATCGTCGGCGCGCAGGCGGCCATTCACTGGGTCCGCGCGCAAGAGGCGGCGGATGAAGAAGTCATCGCCTGGGGCCCTATGTACAAACGCCCTGTCATTGAAAAACTCATACTTCCTCAGTTTTTGGAGCACCTTCAGTCCGCTGAAGCGCGCGCTCAAGAACGCCCCACACCCACGGAGGGGTGGTATTGCGAGTTCTGTGAATATCAGGATTCGTGCCCAATAAAATAACCCAAGCCAAGACGGTGAGGTACCCGTGTCAAAATCATATAAAGTCCTGTCCCGGCAGGAGAAGTCGAAAATGCTTGCTGACGTCGGCATCGAAGACGTCCTAGCTCTCTGCCAAGAAGCTCGCCCCTCGCATCAATGCGAACGGCACGGCAACCGAATCCGTTCGCGCTGCATGTTTCCAGGGCACTCGGACGCCAACCCTTCGATGGACATTGTGTTCACTGAGGGCCGTGTTTTCGCCAAGTGTTTCAGTTGCGGTCAGTATGAGTCTGACGGCTTTCGCATCGTTGAGCACATCACCGGCATCCACGCCGTTTCGCGACTGTACGCCGAGATATTCGGACAGCGCTTCGGTCTCAAAGTCGACGCCGAGTTGGACGACGCGCTCGTCCAGGAAGACCTGTTTAGTCACTTCAAGAACTCGGTGCTGCGTGCCGGCGAACACCTTCTCGTCAACGCCTCATCCACCAAAAGTAAAGAGTACACCTACGCCCAAAGCGCGATCACCTATCTGGCCCAGCGAGGCTTCCCAGCAACCACGTTCCTGACATTGGGTATTGGCATCTTCCCGACGCTCGAGCACTTCGCTCAGCACGCAGACCAAGACGCACAGATCACCATTGGTGAGTATTTCGGCCCTCGTGTCTTCGAGCAGAAGCCCAAGGCCGTCGGGCGCTACGGTGGTTGGTTGATGTTTCCCTACTACACCTCACCCACGACGATCGGTCGCCTCAAACTGCGTGACCCCAAGAACAAGGACAATGAAGTCTGGCTGGGTATCCACAAGGAAGAGACGCGCGGCTTCTTCGGACTCAACCAGTTCACCACTCTCGTAGGTAAAGACCTCAAGGAAGCCAAAACGGCGTATGTCGTCGAAGGGGAGTTCGACCAACTGGCGATGTTGCAGGCGCAGTTAAACCTGAACCCCAACCAGCAGCACATTGTGCTCGGCGGCTCAGGCTCGGCTCCGACCAGCTTGGACATCCTGGCTGATTCCCGTATCAGCCGAGTCACGCTCGTGGGAGACAACGATGCGGGCGGCGACCAATTCGTTCGACGCATCCTGGAAGTGTCCGAGCAGGAACGTATCCACGACTTCGGGGTCTACGACTGGTCGACCCTGCAGACGTATGGCGATCCTGACGACGTCGTTCAAGGTGGGGATTACCCGGACCTCATCCACGGCCTCACCACACGCAGTGACGTCAAAGAGCTCCATATGTGGGCGATGGATACCGCCCTCAAAGAGATCGCGACGCTGAGCTCTCCGAGCTCTGTCGAGAAGATTGACGTGCTCGACAAGGGCTGCGCGTTCATCAAGAACGACGTCGAGCGCGGGTTGTACGTTTCCGAAGTGTCGGCCACGACAGGTCTCGACGGCGGCGTGCTCTCAAAGCACATGATCTCTATCGACACCGAGCGAGGTTTCCTGGTCGCGCTCGAGCGTAAGCTGGGTGAGCACGCCTCGCCTGTTGCGATGAAGAACTCAGAAACGGCGCTGATGTTCTGTCGAAACTCGAACGAGATATTCGAGGTCAACCTCAAGAAGCCGCGCGACATCGAGCTTGCTCTGCAAATGCAGGTCTTCGGATGCACGACCTACGACTTCGTCGAAGAGAACATCGGCATCCCTGACCGCGTTCGCTACACCCAGGGAAAGGTCCCGACTGAGCGTCCCATCAATCACCAGGCCAAAGACCTGTCCGGTCACGTCGACCTCGCCGTGCAGAACTTCGTGGCAGGCTCCAAGCCCTTGTCCAAGTACCGAGTGCGGCGACAGGGCGTTCACTGGAGCGATGTGACCGAAGACCCGGTACGAGCCGAGGGTCTCCCCTCCAGCGCTCCTGCCCGCTGCGTTTACGTCGTAAACGGCCACCTTCGTCTCATGGGTACGCCCGGCTCAAACGGCCTGATGTACTACGAGGAGCTGTCTGAGCCTGTTCATGGCCTCAATCTGTTGTGGGGAGACGACGAACCTTGGAGCGCAATGCTCACAAGCGCTGACTCCGCCAATAAAAAGCCCAAGCACACGCGCAAGGAAGTCTACGAACTTCTCCTGGACGTAGTAGACGGGTGGGCTTTTGAGCGGCACGACCTGGTCCGTCATTTCTGGGCGGCCTACATCATGATGCTGACGCATTGCGACATCTTCGAGAACCTGCCGTACGTGCTGCTGAACGCGCCTTCGCAGTCAGGTAAATCAACGATGCTCAAAGGTGTTCTTCGCGGAGAGGACCCGGGAGAGATTGGCCTCATCGAACACAGCCGAGGCTACGATGACTACACCGCCGCTGCCGTCATGCAGCACGCTGAGGGCTCGCCCATTCTGATGGGTCTCGAAGAGTTCGAGGCGGCAGACGACGCCAGCCGCAATGATTCCAAGGCCCGAGCAGTCCGCGCCATCCTAGCCTCTGTGCGAAACGCCAGCGGCCGAAAAGGGATGCAACGCTCTCGCGGCGGTCGCTACGGGACCCCATCCGATACGCACCTCCGTTTCCCGATCTCCGGGGCCGCCATTCAGCCTCTGCAAGAAGAGGCCGACCGAAACCGGTGGTTCACCTTCGAGCTGACGCAGCAGCCAGGCAAGCTTCCGCCCGAAGCCTACATCCGTCAGAAGCTGGGCTGGGACGGCGTCTCCGACCTTCGCGAATCGATCCTGTTGAACTCACTACAACACGCGCACCGAGACTACCTTTCGGAGCAAGATATTCTGCAGAACGTGTGGGACAAGGACGTCCTGACGACCCGCTCGACTCGAGGCGCAAAGTCTGTGGCGCCCATCTTGACCATCATGAAAGACGTGGAGGTCGACTACCTGAGCTGGGGGCAAACCTTTCTGGACTGGCGTAGCGATTTGCTGCGTGCATCGAACACGTCCGCCGAGCGGACAATGTTCCTGGCCGTCTTCGAAACCAACGCCATCACGATTCCGAACGAGTTCCAGCGTCGAAGCCTCATCAACATTCTCGCCAACCCCGATCTGCGAAACCATCTAAGCTACGCAGACTGCGGAGCGTACTACCTGCCGGGGGCGACTTTCGTCGTGCTGTACCCCAAGAAGATTGCCGAGATTCTCAAGTACAACGCCAACTACCGCCACTCCACGAACGCCAACCAGATCTTCAATCACCTCAAAAGAAACCCCGAGGTGAAATACGATCCGCCGTTCTTCAACAGGAGCAAAAAGACGATGCAGCACCTGCGTCAGTTTATGCCGAGTGTCCGCGCTGAGGATCTTCTCGCGGTGTCATTCCAGGCATTGGACTTCGACAAAGCGCCGCTCCTGCCCCCTGACCCGGACACCGTACTATGACCACCCTCAAAGAGAGCATGGACACCGATAAGCTGAACAATCAGCTCCTCAACCTGACCAACGACCTCAACGGAGTCCTTGGTCTTCGAGCCCTATCTTCCACCGCCGCCGAGATATGGGTCACTGGTGGCAGCACCAAAAACGAGGTGCTCGCCCGCGCCGAAGAGCATGAAGAGCTGGCTGACGTAGACTTCACCTTCCGAGAAGAAGTCGACGAAGCCTACTCGCCCGGCGGCGCCACTGACCGACCTCGAACCTGGGAACCTAAAAATGACGACCGAGACAACGACACCGACCCCTTCGAAGAACTACTCGAGCGCGATCCAAGCAGCCCCCGCACGGTGGACGAGTAACCAAAAGGGGACCTTCTGTAGTACCTGCCCCAACAAAGACGCTTCGTGCCTGCTGATGGGCCGCTGGTTGAGTCAGGCGAGCATGACCATCATCCTGGCATCGCCGGGGCAAGAATCCATCGACCGTGTGCAGCCGCTGGGGAGCCGAGACGAAGCAATCATCGCGCAGCTCATGCAGAACCTGACCGAGAAGCACGGCACAGCCATCGCCTACAACATCGTGTATTTGACAGGAGCAGAATCCCGAAAAGCCCCCGGCAAAGAGGTGATCGCTGCTTGCTCGCAGTACATGAACCAGAAGCTGCTCGACGCGCGTCGACAATTCGAACACGGCCCGCATGCAGGTCGAAACCACGTCCTGGTTCCGCTGGGAAAAGCCTGCACGCAGGCACTTCTTCCTGACGTACGAACCCTCAAAGAGGTTCGCGGAAAAACTGTCGCCACCGAATTCGGTGGGTACGAGTGGTTGGTCTGTCCGACGTTCAGCAGAGCGCAGCTCTACGTCAAGCCGGGCTACGCTCGAGTGATGAGTCACGACATCTCCAAAGCCTACACGCTGTCCCTCAAAGAGGGGCGCGAGGATAAGGTCGACGTCCACTCACTGACGACCGACTACATCATTCCGCAGAACATCGAAGAGGTGCGCGACGTTTGCACTGACCTGCTCGAGCGTATCGAATCTGGCGACATCACTGCGATGAGCGTCGACATCGAGACGAACACCAAGAACCCGTATCGCACTGACGGTCACACCTCGGTCGTCTCGCTGGCCTGGGACAAGGGGCAGGCTACCGCCATCCTCCTTGACCACCCTCGCTCCTACTACGACGCCGAAGAAGCGTGGGAAGCTGTGATTCCCATCCTGGAAAGCGACGTCAAGAAAATCTTCCACAACGGAAAGTTCGATCTCCAGTTCCTGCGAAACCGCAAAGGACTCAAGGTCCCCAACCTGTGGTGGGATACCATTCTTGCCGAGCACTTCCTCGACGAGGACAAGAGCGGTGTCTACGGCCTCAAAGAGGTCATCGGGCTCTACGCTCCCCGTTACATGGGCTACGAGAAAGAACTTCGAGCGAACTTCGTCAAGAAGGCGCTGGCCGAAGCTAAGGGTCTCGGAGAAGACGAAGACCGCGAACCCGACCACGAAGAATCATGGGAGATCATGCCCTTCTTCGCTGACCTCGAATACAAGCCAGTTGCCGAAGACGACAGCATCGACTGGGAAAGTCTTGGAGAGGACGTCCGTATTGAACTCTTCGAGAACGAAGTGATTTACCTCAACGCGCACCGCGACGGCGAGAAGAAGTCGAAGACTCGCGCACGAGGTCGCATCCGACGGCGCTGCAAGAAGTACGACCTCGACCCGCCTGACACCGTCAACGACCGCTCCTTCGACGTCGGCGACAATGGCTACGACGACATCCCGGTCGACATGCTCCTGTGGTACGCCGCAGTCGACGCTGACGTAACGAGACAGGTATGCGCCGGGCAACGCATGATTGCCGCCCGACGCCAGCGAGACCTGGGCATGACCACGCCGAATGTCACGCTCCAACGAGACCTGGAGAACGTGATGGCCGACCTGTACGTGCCTGGAACGGATTCACTGTCCACCATGTCGTATCGAGGCACCAAGCTCGACTACGATCTGCTCGACCAATACGAAGAAGAGATCGGCCAACTTCGAGACGACACACTTCGCATCATCCGAGAGATGGTGTGCCAGCCCGAGTTCAATCCGAACTCCAGCGCCGAGATGGCAGACCTGGTGGTCAACGTCTTGAGCATCGACCCCGATGCGTTCACCTACACTGCCACGGGAGCCATCAGCGTCACGGACGCCTGGTTGGCTACACAGCAGGAAGAGTGCGCCGACGAGTTCACGCAGGAAGTCATCTACTACATACGCCTTTACAAGAAGGCAGCGAAGACGATCTCGTCATTCCTCGCGAAGTTCCGTCGGTTGACTCAGTACGACGGACGTATCCACACCTCGTTCAATCTGAACGGAACCGCGACTGGTCGGCTGTCTTCTTCGTCGCCCAACCTGCAGAACGTTCCACTGTGGATGTGTCGATTCCCGCCGCACCCCAAGTTCACGAAGGTCTCGAGCCCGGGGTGGAACATCAAGGCATTGTTCATCCCGAGCGAGCCCGGAAAAGTGTACTTCCAGCTCGATATCTCGGCAGCCGAGATTCGCGTGCTCTGCGCCTACGCAGGCGACGAGCGTCTGATTTCGGCGCTCAAAGCTGGTCAGGATATTCACTCCTTCGTGGCCTCGCACGTGTTCGACCATACCTACGAAGAGTTCGTGGCTGGAAAGGACACCGACCCCGACCTCAAGCTGAAGCGAACCGCTACCAAACGCGTGGTGTTCGGCCTGATTTACGGCGCCGGTCCCTACAAGATTGCCGAGCAGATCTACGGCGGTCTGGCTACCGACGAAGCCGAGCGTGAAACGCAGATTGCCTTCGCGCAGTCTGTCATGGACATGGTCTTCGAGCGCTTCCCGAAGATTCAGGAGTACATCTCCAAGACCATCGCGGAGGTCCAACTGTTCGACCAGGTCCGAACGTACTTCGGGCGACGTCGTCGCTTCGACCTTCGAAACGCCTCCTGGAAGGAAGCTCGGAAGAGCGAGCGCCAGGCGGTCAACTTCAAAATCCAATCGTCGGCTTCTGACATCGTCCTCTCGCAGCTCTGTGCGGTCGAGCAAGCCATCAAAGAGATTAGCGGAGAAGTGCTCCTCACGGTGCATGACTCCATCGCCGGGGAAATCGATGTCGACAAGGTGCCACTGATGCGTGCCTTCTTCGACCACTATGTCGTGGACGAAGTGAAGCGAAAGTTCCCCTGGCTGCCCGTTCCGTTCGCCTACGACCTCGAAGTTGGACCTTCGTATGGTGAGCTCGTCGACTTCGGCCTGCTCGAATCCGATCCGGACGACATCCCGGACTACGTCCTCAAGAAAGCCCGTCCTCGCATGGAGCGGGCAGGGCTCACCTTCTTCTCGGAGACCGCCTGATGCCTATTTACGCCCTCGCCATGGAGACACCCGGTCGCTACATAGTCGGCCAGAGCAGTGCCGCCCCTGACGCTATCCTGTCGACGAACACCGTCGCTCTTCAGGACGCCGCTCACCTCACGGTGCTCAAAGAACAGAGCATCCTGACGCCGATCGACGTGCTCGATAACTTCCACGCGAAGGTGTCGAGCTACATTGGCTTCGGGGTGCTCAACGAAGACTTCAGTTCCATCTACGAGTCGTGGCTCGAGATGCACAAAAATCCGCCGGATTTTGAGGTACAAGAGGGTGAATGAACTAGTACAGACACTTAGCTGTGGGCGATGTTTCGTCGCCATATCATAGCAGTACTTTAGTACTGGCCGCCGGCTTGAAGCCGAGCACCAGGCCGCCTCGAGCTCACTACTTCGGCGGAAATGGTAGTTCATTCATACGCACGCGCTAGACACTGAGGTGATCAAGGACGATCCCTCGAGGCGATGTTTCGTCGCCACATTTTGTTTCACTATCTCTTCACCTGGTTTAGCAACCAGGTGTAGAATTAGTAGCGCACTTGAGTTGGCACCGATCTCGGTGGGCGATGTTTCGTCGCCATATGAAGTAGGACCGGGAGCAAACGCGAGCGAGGTCTTCCTGGCCACGCGGTTTTCGTCGCATACGCTCCTCAACCCAGCTAGGCCTGGAAGACCAGGCTCAGCACAGCAACTCACCTCTGATTGGCTCCCGTTTGTGGAGGGCGATGTTTCGTCGCCATATCTCCCAGACACTTTCGTGTCTGAGCTTTTCTCGAGCTCCTCCGGGAGCTGCGTGATCATGGCAATCAGAGAGACATTGGGTAGAACGCTACCTGACCGGTGGCAATCTGCATCGCAAGGCGCCCGAATACCTGGGCGTGAAGAGCATCGTCAGGGGTGGCCGGGAAGCAGTTCCAAACCCGGCGCCCCTGACCCTGTTTCGTAACTTCCTCATACTCAGCGAGGATATCCTGAATCGCGAGCTTCATCTGCTTCTGCTTCGCAAAGACGACGCGGCCTCGCTTGTAGTCCATCATCATCGAATCGATGGCTGCCGTCCGGTCCGCCATATACCGATCTGTGTTGTTCCATCGGAGCATCTTCGAGATCGAGCCGTACTGAATCTGAACGACCTTGTTTGCCCCAAGCGCGTCGACCAGCATTGCGTTGGAGACTGCGCCAACTCCGGCGTCACCAGCGACCAGAGAGACCTTGTAGTCTCGACAGATCTCGATGATTTCCTTCACATCATTAACCGGGTTCGAGGTCGGGAAGATGTGGTAGTACAGCGTCTTCATCTGGCCGTTCGGCAGCAAACCCCAGACGTGAATCGCTGTTCGAGACGTGAACGTCGAGGAGCCGCCTCCCGACCAGTCGACCCCTGCGACAATCTTCGAGACATGCTTGAAGATTTTGGGGTCTGGCTTGCGCTCAATCGTGTAGTTCCGGCAGAGCGCTTCGAGCTCTTCGAGCGACACCATGCGCGTGCCGATCGCGTCGCTCATCCCCAGTACCTCGTTCCTGAACTGCGAGTCTGGGTAGGTGTTGTACTTGTGAAGGATACGGTCCCACCGGGCCTGCACCTCATTGTTCTGTGGCATGATGAGCTGCGGGATGTGGAACCCGCGGACGTAGGCGCCCGGATTCATGCTGTACCACTGCCCGTCTCGAGGCCGCAGCTTCTTGCCGCAGTTGACGCAGATAACGCCCGACTTACCGATCGAGCGGACCGTGGTCACGTAGTTCCATTTGTTGCACCCCGTGCACTTCATCATCCACACGTCTTGCGTGGATTGCTGCCAAAGGAACTCCATGGTGTTTTCCATCGACTTCGGTGTCCCGAAGTACCAGGTCCACCCGTGCTCCGACTCTGCCATGCACTCGTTGACGACCGGCACCACCGACTTGTAAATGATGTCCTGGACCTCGTCCCATACGACCTGGTCCGCCGAGACGCCACGTGCGCGGTCCGGGTCGTCCTGGGCGTACGAAAGCACGACCTCCGACCCGTTCGAGAAGTGTTTCATCAGCACGTTCATCGGCATCGATGTGCTGGTGTAATTCTTGGAGATCAACGGAGAATAGGTGATCGCCTTCTGGAGACGGGAGTGCGAAAACCGAGTCGTCTGCTGCTGTGTAGGCGACACAAACAGCGTTCGAAAGTAGTCCTGCGAAACCGAGTTCGTCAGGATCATGTTGCAGCCAGTAGTCGACTTAGCGACCTGGCGGCCGCATTTCATCACCAGCTCTTGGTGGTACCCATCGTAGATGTCTCGGTAAAACGGGTAGTTCTCAAACGAGAACTTCTTCCCGTCCAGTACCACCATAGCTTCCGTGAGTTGAGACCGGGTAAACTGCCCGACACTCTCTTCCTCGCGTCTAATCGACTGGAACACACTCATGAAACTACTCAAGTTTGCAATTCTAGCGTGGGCAGCGATCGCGCTTCTCGGCGCGTGCATTGCCCACCCGGGTCTCGTGTTCCTGCTTATCATCGCAGGCACGCTTTACGGCCTGTTCACTCTCACGTTTGGGTCTCTCGATTACTGGCGTCGTTACCACGACCACGTATACGGAGACTCGAGCGATCACCAATAACCACACATTCGTGCAGTAGGGAAAACCATGACACAAGCATCACCATCCAGCAACAAGACGCTCGACTACGCAGAGGAGATCGGCCTGGTTCCGGTGAGCCTCAAGACGGCCGCCTGGGTCATCCAGCTCTGTGCATACGACAGGCACGTGCCGCTTCTCATCGGCGAAACATCGACCGGCAAGACGGCCATTCTACGTCAGCTCGCTGAGTACAACGAGCTCGACTTCCTCTTCTACGGTCTGGCGCACAAGGAGGCGTCTGATCTCACCGGTCCGATGATGCCTTCTTCGGACGGCGTCACCTTCCAGCACCTGCCGCCGGCGAACATCCCCATCAAGGGACACGCCGGCGAGGACCGGTTCGTCATGATGGACCTGGCAGAGGTGAACCGTGCCGACAGCACCGTGCACAATGCTGCCTTCCAGGTATGGACCGACCGACAGCTCGGCACGCACGAGCTCGGAGAGAATGTCATCGTCGTCTCCGATATGAACCCCCCGGACGGTGACTACGCCGTCACGTCGAGCTTCAGCAGTGACCCGGCCATGCGTCGGCGTACCTGCCAGATCGTCGTCAACTTCTCGGTCAACGATCTGTTGGCATGGGCGAAGGACCCTGCGTCTGCGACGCAATTCAACATGCCGAAGCTCAGCGAAGACGGCGTTCTCGAGCCGGTAGGTTTACACCGTAAACGCCCGTGGCATCCGAGCGTTGTTGAGTTCCTGCAAGCCAACGTCGACATCGCGCTGGACAGACAGGCGCGCGACGCGGGCAAGATATTCGCCTGCCCGTCGACTTGGCACGCCTGCTCCGATACGCTCTACACGTTGGAGCGTCTCGAGATCGACACATCCAGCGCCAGTATGCAGCTTGCTCTTCTGACCAAGCTCGCCGGTCACATCGGTCACACGCACGCCAAGTCGCTGCTCGAGTACCACAACCGTGAGGCGTCGGCGCTCGATCCGCGCGACATGCTCCTGCACTTCGCTGATGAGGATAATCGCTCTTGCCGACGCGTCGAGAAGCTGCTCGAAGCCGGACATGCCGGTCACGTCGCCGGTGCGCTCAACAACCTGGCCATCGTGTGGGCTGAAGGTGTCGAGGCCGAAGAATTCACGTCAGAAGACTGTGCACCGCACCTCGCCAAGATCTTCAACATGGTCCCGACCGACGTCGGCGGGCAGCTGTTGGACGCCATCGTAGACGCAGACTCAAAGGTCGGCGCGAGTACGGGCGGGCCTTCTCAGCGCTCCACCGGTCTTGTCCGTCTGCTGCACAAACAGCCAGCGTTCAAAGAGTTTCGGGATCGTCGCACGGAGAACCTGCGCGACAAACAGCAGCGCGAGCGCGTCGCTGAGGAAGGCCTAGAGTAACCGCTGGAGCTGACGTTCGTGCATCTGCTCGCGCTTCTCGACGTACGTCTCTACGGCGTGCATGAGAGCGAGTTGGATGCCGATCGCATCCTCTCCGAACTCAATCTCGCGTGGGTCGAGGCCTTTCTGCTCGCCCCACGCTTTTTTTACCTCGGCTCGAAGCTTCGAGCATTCAGGCGTGAGCTCGTCGAGTCGGTCTTCGCAAAACGAAAGACTCGGCGGCACGCACACCATGCCGTGCGCCTGACACATCACAGCCGTGTAGCCTACGGGCTCGTAGTCTAGCCAATCTACGATGGATTCATTGACCAGATCCGCGACGATGGTGTCTGCCTCTCGGACAGCCCACGCAATCTCAGCGGGTGCGACAGGTTGGAGACTTCCGGACTCTGCCTCTTTTCCGTTGAACGCGACGATCGTGTTCTCAAACGTCATCGCCTCGTACATGAAGCGCCCGTCGCCGCGAAGTGCCAGTGCAGCGTAGAGCTCTTCCCAGTTCTGAGAAGGGACGTCGAGCTGCATGTGATTGCACTCAAGCTCGAGCGTCTCGTACTCGTACTCCTGCAGAGGAGAGCCGAACAACGCCAGCGCGCTCATGTAGACAATGGAGGCGCTGGTGTCGACGTCTTGCAGCAGCCGTTTTGCGGCTCGCTGTCGTCGGCTCACAGGTACGCCTTCGCGCTGTTGTAGAAAATGTTCTGGAGATCAGCAGGCAGCGTTTCCATCATGGCGATGAGCTGCTTGGGGTCGGCGTTGCCGTCTGCGCCTTTGACGTGTTGCATGACATCAGGGCCGAGGACTTCTTCCATGAGCTCCGTTGGCAGCGCCTGGAGCTTCCGAACGGGTACCTGGTTTCCGGCAATCGTCGCAGTCGCCTCAGCGACTTTGTCCATGTTGAACACCGTCTCGACCGGGTCGAGAAGCGTGCGCCCGTACCGCGGCGCCATCTTGGCCTTGATGTCGAGGTTCTCGAGGATAGACGCGATCTTGACGAGGTCTTCACGCTCTCGAAGGATACCGTCGTGCGGGACATTCTCTGAGAGATACACAGCGACCTTCTCGTAGTCGCTTCGCAGCTCTTTGGTCGGAGCAGCGACAGCACGTGCCTCCACCCAATCCGCCAGGACACCTACGTCGCACGTCGTCAGACCTGCGTACTTGTAAATATCCGTTGGGAGTGAACTCTGCGGCAGGTTAAATGCCGCTGCTTTCTTCACGAGACCTGTTGCGGCCTTCATCACCGAAGGCATAGTGAGCTTGTAGCGCTGCGACAAGAGTGCATTCGCGACCGGCTCGACATGAGCGGCTTCCTTCACCAACAATGCCTTGTGTTGTGGTAGAAGGTAGTGAGACGACTCATCCTCGGCTTCTTTGGTCACCTGCTCTTCCGACGGGTCTTTCCAATCCACGCCGTAGAGATCGAGTGCCTTGTCGATGCGCCCCATAACATCGTCAGAAACGTACGCCGCTTGCTTGACTGCGTACAGCTTTGACAGGAGCGCCTGCTCCGGGGAGTGCACTGGAAACAATCGTGAGTCCTGATCTGCGAACGACGTGGACGGTACAGACTTTCCGTCCAGCGATGCAGTCTTGGCTCGAAGAACCTCGCGCGGAAACTCCCTCTTCAGTTGAAAGAGGAGTCGATGCTGCGGGTCCGTAAACTGATCAACAATCATAGGGAGAACCCATGCGAATGAATGACGACAAAAGCCCGCTTAAAGTAGCAGAGCAAGAGGGCAGTGAGCAAGCAGTACGAAAGGAAGACCCCTTTCGTTCCTGGATTCTGTTCTTCTTGCACAGCTCGACGCAAGCAAAGAATCCGAGGCTGAGCTTCTACGCCCGCGTGCTATCCGGCATGCAGACTCACGCAACGAAGCAGGTCGGCTACATGGCCGTCGGCTTTCTGCACGGCAGCTACGTGCTGCTGTACAACCCCGAGTGGACCCGGCGAACAACCTACACGGAGTTCGTCTGTACGCTCGCGCACGAATCGATGCACATCATTCTGCGTCACATCCCGCGAAGTATGCGCCGTCTCGCAGTTCTCGACCCGAACGATCGAGCCGCTGCGCACCACATCATGAATGTGGCTATGGACGCGACGCTCAACGAGCAGATCGAGCGACACTTTCCCCACATGCGGACCGGTGCTTCCGGTTACTGGGTTTTCCCAGAGCCGCTGGGGTTGCCTAAAAACGCTGCGTTCGAGGACCTCTTCGAAATCATGTGGAGTTACCGCCAGGCCCTCATGCAGCGCATGCAAGAAATTCTGGAGGAACGGAAGCAGAAATGCGACGAAGAGGGACAAAGCACCCCGGCGCCAGGCGGCGAAGAGGAAGGCGACGGCGAGGGTCAGGGCAAAGGCGACGGCGAGGGTCAGGGTCAGGGTCAAAGCCAGGGCGACGGTCAGTCCGGCTCCGGCTCCGGCGAGAGTCAGAAGTCTCAGGACTCCTGGGCTCCAGGTACCGACGCCTTCGAGAATACCGCCCAGGCAATGGCCGACCTCGCGGAGGCAGGGGCACACGAGTGGTCGATTCGACCGGCCGAAGACGGGCAGCCCACCGGAGAGTCGGACGCAGACTACTCTGGCATGGACGCCGGAGAGCTCGACGCCAATGCGACGCTTCTGGAAGAAGCCGGAAAAGAGCTGGTTAAGCACGCGGTACGTGAGCAAGAAAACGCGCGCGGTACCGTACCGGCCGACCTTCGCGTCGAGATTGACGCCATGCTCGAAGAGCCAATCGTGCCATGGGCACGTCTACTCAAGAACATGGTTGTGGCACGTATGCTTGCTCGGCGAAAAAATACCATGACCCGTCCACACAAGCGGCGCCACATTCTGTGGTTCTTCAATGAGGACACGGGCCTCATTGAGCGATACGCGCGTGCCATTCCACAGTACCCCGGACATACCCGGGACCGCACGTACGTCGCTCTCTTCGCCATCGACACCTCGGGCTCGATGTCCGAGAACGACATCAAAGAGGGCCTCTCCGAAATGAAAGGAATCCTCGACGCGTATGAGGATGCGCATCTCATCGCCGTTCAGTGCGACACGCGCATCTCCTCGGTGGAGGTCGTTGGGCCCGACATGGATGTTGACGAGTACGTCAAAACCATCGGCCGCACGTCATACGGCGGCACGACGTTCGACGACCCGTTCATGCTTGCGAACTACATTCGCGACGAGGGCAGGCCACCTCGCCTTCCGAACCCAGAAGAGACGCGGCGTCTTCTGCGCGACTACGACACTGTCGACGTGGTGGTCTACCACACCGACGGTTACGCCCCGATGCCCAGCGACAAGGTGCGCCCCAGTTGTCCGACCATCTGGCTCACGACCAGTAACTCGCGCACTTCGGACATTTCATTTGGACACGTCATCGAGAGGTAACATGCTGAAACTCAAGATTTCCCGGCGCAACGTCCCCGAGTTGGTGCCGTTCACTGTCGTGTACCTGTACAAAGAGGACGAGCGCGAAGCCATCCGCGCTGCGTTCCCCGCCCTGTTCGAGTTGAGACCCTCTCAGTTGAGGCTCAAGAACTGGGCGCAGGTGCACGTTCACTCTCAAGAACCCGGATGGAACCACGATGCCCCCGCCTACGAAGACAAGCATGCAGACACGCTCATCGAAGTCCTGCCTGAGTTCTTCGAGATCGAGTCGGACTGGTACATGGCTGTGCCGACCGTACTGATGTCTGGCTGGCCTCGCATCAAGGAGGCGGAGCGTAGCTCAGGTGATCCGCTCGACGCTCCGCCGCCTCGGGGTCCTTCCGGTCATGGATCTCCGAAGTACTTCGGTCACCGCTCTGCAGGGAATTGGCGCGGCCGTCGAAACCAGCCGCCGCGACCTGAGCCCCAAGTCCTGCTCGACCCTGTGCTTGCTGTACAGGGTGAGCCCGACCGAGGCGTCTGCTCTGAGTGTCCTCGATACGCGCATAACGCCGCCGGTCGATGTTTCTTCGGCGATCCGATCTGCGCCAAGCATGTGCACACCATCGCCGGTCCAACCTTTCTGCAGCACCTCGCTGCGTACCTAGAAGAAAACGGAGAATCAGATGACGTACCAGGCAGGGAGTCTAGTCTCCCTGGCGATTCCTGAGGGATTGCCAGACGGCATGCCCGCCGTATTCGACGACATGAGCTTCGCACTGTCGTTGGGGCTGCAGAACCGAACGGTTTGGTGGCTCATACACGCATCGAAAATCGACTGCATCGCAGCAGGAAGGGGAGCCTACGACGTATTTCGGGTTCCCAAAAAAAGCGGCGGGTCTCGCCAAATTCACGCACCTCGAGCCACGCTCAAGCGAGTCCAGCGTGTCCTCTTGCAGGTCTACTTCAACAAACTCCCGGTCGGTGACTGGGTCGGAGCCTACGTCCCTGGCCGGGACATGGTTTACTCCGTAAACAAGCACACGAACAAAGATGTGGTCGTCTCGCTCGACCTGTCCAATTTCTTCGGCTCCACCAAGCGGACGTGGGTTCGTGAATGGCTCGAAGGCCTGGGCTACGGTATGGAGGTCGTCGTGCCAATGTCGGGTCTGATCACCGTGCCAGTTCGTCGACGCCATGGTGTGACGTACGTCGTACCTCAGGGCGCACCCACGTCCGGCGCGGTCACTAACCACGTGGCTTCTGCTCGACTCGACGCGCCTTTGATGGCGTACCTGGAGAATGCAGGTCTGACTGACTGGGACTACACCCGGTACGCTGACGACCTGACGATCTCGTACAATGGGTTTCTCCCCAAAGACGAGTTTGATGTGTTCATGGAGGGGGTACGTCAGGTCGTCAAAGACTCTGGCTACTATCTCAACCACAAGAAGACCCGCGTCGCCGTGTCGCGTCCCGCAGAGAGCGCTCCGCAGCGTATGCTCGGCATGAGCATCCACAAAAAGCCCAACGTCCCCCGAGAGAAGAAGCGCCTGTTGCGTGCACGTGTTCACCACATGGTGACGCAACGACACCCCTGCTACGACGCGGACAACATCTTTGCCGCGTCCCGTCAGCGATCGCAGGCGCTGGATAAACTCTTCGCGGAGCTCAGATACTGGGTCCGCATTTCCCCTCAAACAATCGAGCCGCTTTTGACGCAGCTCGAGGAGACATTTCCTAACGAATGATGGACTACGAAGATGAAGATTTCTACTTCTGCGGGACTCACGTCGAGTACGCCGAGGAGTATCGCCCTGAGCATTGTTCCGACGATTTCCGCCCCGAAGACGCCTCTGAAGATTGGTCTCCGCCAAGAGAAGCTCCGTCTTCCTACCGAACGCGGCAAAAAGCGCCGCTGGTGGCGCTCAGCATTCCGCCTCGAGTCGAGGACCCGGAGAAGAGAACCATGGCGTTGCTTGAGGAGATGCAATCACGCATGCGCGCTGAGTTTAGTCTCGACTTCGATCCGACGCTCTATCTCACTCTCCTGCCTCGCGTTCCCGGGCAGCTTTACCGGTGGATCAACCAGGACCGGTTGCGCGATTTCTACGACAATCACACGCATCCGGGCGTCGACATCTACCGGAAAAAGAATGACCAAAACGAATGGGTCTACGCGAAGGCATCCGTCGCACCGCTCCGGTTTGACGAGTCCTGGCAGGCAGTCATCCATTTCGATCCGGCTGTGTTCGCGACGGAAGACTGGCGAGCAGGGTTTTCTGAGTACGCAATTCACGCCCTGTATCAGGGCGAGCTTCACTCCGTGTCTTTCCAAGACATGCACGACGCCTGCCCTCTCATCGGGGTCCTCATCGACCCTGGCTTCGATAGCTGCGTAGGCTGCGCACACAACGATATATTCTGCCGAACTCGATTCCTCCGGGAAGCTTTGGACGCCGTGAGCCCCGACATCCTGGATCGCACGCTCTGGTTCCGGCAATGGCGGCTAGGTAGCGGAGCAGTCAGTCTTCGAGGCGACGCCAGGTGGTCCTCGAAGCAGGTGTCCAACTTCCTGGATAAAATCGACATCGACGGGTGGTACGGAGTAAGCACCAACGCCGTCAACGCAGGTCGGGACAGCTCGATCTCCCGGATAAAGATGGCGTGGCCGTCCGTTGATCGTCAGACAAAGAAGAGACGTGATGCAGCGAAAAAAGGCGCCAAGACACGCAAGGCACATGACGAAGTGTGCGGCAGAGGCGACGAGGCCTGCGTGCTTAGAAAGTACGACTGCATGGCGTGGAGAGGCTACAGCGTGCGGTGCACGCACCGACGGCAGCACGAAGACGAGCTCAACGAAGAAGCACTCGCGCGGCTTTCGAAAATGGGTCAGAAGACGCCCGTTCACGAGATCCAGCGAAGCGCTGTGCTGAAAATGAATGAGTTCTCCTACGTCGCCGACACAGGACGTATTCGAACCGGTTACTTCGCGGGCGTCTCACGTCCACGCAGCCAGGGTAAAGTACTCTGGCGCATGATGCGCGGCACGCAGCGAGATCGCATGCTCTACACCTTCCCAAGCTGGGAAGCCATGCGTCGGTGGTTTCGGCGATGGGCTCCTTGGGAGCTTTCACAGCTTGATGAGGCAGATGCTCGAGCCGAAGAGATCGAAGTCTCTGACCTGATACGGTGCGTGTTCTACGCCGCTCAGAGCATGACCAGCATCAAGGTCAGCGGAGGTTTCGGGGGCTCGTCTCACGCCGTGGAGTGTTACGAGCCTATCGTATCAACCCGAGACGACGGCACGTCTTACGTCACCGCCGTCATGCCTCAGGGCGGCGGCTACAGTCTCGGACTCCTCAAGAACATGAAAGATTTCTGGCATGTCCACCGGCGGGGCTTCACACGTCAAGACGGGATTTTGCCTGCATGAATCAGGGAGGCGTGTAGTTAGGACAGAGCGCCACGATGTCGGATAGAAGCTGTGCCTGCTCCTGCTGGAGTGTGGCCAGCACCGACGATATCGTGGCCTCTGCCTGCGCGCACGTTTCTTTATCTGACAGAGCCTGATTGACCTCATTCTGAGCGTCGTCACGTGCAGTAGTCTGCGCTGCGACTCGGGTCCCAATCTCAGAAGACTCAGCAATTGCGACCTGGATGGCCGTGTCGAACGTAATCTTTGCCGGCGCGTACTCGTCATAGTACCCCGAGTACAGCGTGCCTGCCGGGCCCGGCGGGTCACTCAGCAACTCGTCGTCCATGTCCTGGACTTCGGGTGCCGGGCTCATCGAACCTCGGTTCAATGCCCACGCTTCCAACGCAGAGACGACGTCTCCCGTCAGGTTCTCACTCACTGTCTTGAATGCCTGCATCGCACTCAGTGCAGCGTTGATACTGGTCTGCGTACGCTTGAGCGCGTCGAGTGCAGCTTGCTGGTCGTCTCGAACCTGGAGCGCAACCTGATAGGCCGCGTCGAGATCTGCGCAGTCCGCTGTTTTCTCCGTCAGGAATTCTTGCTGTGCCTCGACCTCTTCGGTCTTCGCCACGTAGTCTTCGATAAGCGGCGTCAGTACACCCACGGAAGGTTCTGGGAACTCGAAGATCTCTGGCGTCGGGTTCGCCTCAAACTGCGTGTCGTAGGTGATGTAATCATCGACCAGGGTGTTGACCTGTTCGGCAAGGAAATCCTTTGCCGTGATGGCTTCCTGGATGTCTTCGTAGACCTTGGTGACGACGCTGGTTCGGTAGAAGTCCTGGCCGTTTCGTAGCGCTGTGGGTCGGTCTATCTCCCACTCAAACAAGTCTCCCACGCCGGCAACTCGCTCGAGCTCGTCTTGTTTCGGGTCATCTGTCAAGACGATCCGCATCAAGAAGAACCCCGCATCTGGGACTTCTCCACGATCCGTGATCGCCATTTCCAATTCATACTTCGCGACCGCGTCACTGACGACGGCCTTTCGAAGCTGCTGTGCGAACGAGGAGGTAGCCATCAGGGCGTCGGGTCAATGGTGAGTGTGTCTGGCGTCAGAAACGTCGACAGCCCTGCTTCGTACGCGTCGACGAGCGAGCCCAGGTCCGCCTGCACTTCTGCCTTGGCTGCGTCTGCGGTGTCGATGTCGGGGTAATTCGCCGACGCCGTGGCCAATCGATACCACGCTTTTGTCGGGTCTTTGGAAGTCGGCCAGATGAGATCTCCAGGATTCGCGACATGGTCGAATTCTTCCGTAGAGAACTTGTGAACGAAAACTTCCGTCGGCATGTCAGTCGAGCCCGTCGCAGTCCACGTCACCGTGTAGCTGCCGTCGAGCTCGGCGGTGCCGACAACATCAACTATGATTTGAGCAGGCATGGCGTATCCTCAGCGCGGTTTGCTCACTATATGACTTCGGCTCAGGAGGAGCAATGAACAACCCGTCCGCTGACGCTACGACGTACGTCGGTATCGACACCGCGCTTGTAAACGTGGGTCTTTTTGCCTTCGAGCCCTACGCCTGGTTCCGCTACCTGCCGCTGAACTCCAGCAAACGGAAAGGCCCCCGGCGTCTGGCCTACTTACGCGACGCTACCCAGGAGTGGCTGTCTGATCTACCTGCGATTCAATACGCCGCCATCGAAGACGGTGCATTCAGTGCTGCAGGTCGTCTTTACCAACTCGGCGGCATCCAGCATGTGCTTCAACTCGAAGCCTGGGCCCATCTGTCCGGCGGCCTCATCGAAGTGGCGCCTGCGCAGCTAAAGAAATTCCAGACAGGAAAGCCGGGCGCTCTCAAGGAGTGGATGGTCGAGGCTGCGAACGAATTCCTGTCTCGACATGCCGGCGGCCCAAAATGGCTCGATGTCGTCATCGAAGACGACAACCTGGCCGACGCCATTGGCCTCGCCCGAATCGCGCACGCGGTGTATACCGATAAGGTGCAAACACGTGCGGAAGCCGAAGTCGTGCACGCTCTACAAACCTCAACTCGAATCCATAAGGTGCCCTAATGGCCCACGATCGCCTTGACCATGTCAGTATTTTTCGCTCCGGCTCCGGCAGCGTCATCATCTCCAACGACACGCTCGGTCCCATCAACCAGACAACGGCGTGGCTCGTCGAGCATCTGGAGATGGCCCTCGCAGCCTACACCGGCTCGCCTGAAGAAAAGCACGAGATTCTCCATCCGATACCCAAGCTGCCCTGGCGGACATCGTCTGGCGAGCGTCTGAACGCGCTACTCATCCGCCTGGCTCGTGTAAGCGATATTGCTGACGCGCTCCCCGCCGAGTGGTTTGAGGGTTTTCCGGTGAAAAGCGACGACATTTTCTGCGTGTCGCTGACACTGGTGAAGAACTAGGCCTTCGGCGAGTACCGATCGCAGATACCGTTCGGGTTGATGGAGCCCATCACAATGGCGCACGCCCCGTCCGGTTGGTAGTGGCTGCACTTCGCGCAGTTGGCGTCGGGGTGCGGCGAGCTATCCATGTACGCGACGTCTTCGCGCGTGTACTGCTTGCTCTTTCGCTCAGCCGGTACGGGTTCATCCGAAGGGTCGCCGTGGTACGCAAGCTTCATGAAAAGATTGTATCCCTGCTCGAACGCCGTCATTCAGATGCCTTGGATTGGATGTACACGCCTAGCCCGACGCCAGCGCCGAGCCCTACCACGAGTGCCGTGATGAGCCAGGGCAGTCCCCCGCCCCAGATCGACATCGCCTCTGCTTCGGCGGCTCGAGTCGTTGCGTCTTCATATTTTACGAAGAGCTCGCTGTATGCTGTCTCCCAGCGTACGGCGTCCTCTTCGTAAACGCCGGCAGCCTTCTCAGAAGCCGCGGCGCTCTTTTTTAGCTCAGACACGATCGCGGGCCACAATGTCATGTGTGCGTCGAAAAGCCACGCATACTGCACGCGCATCTGGAGGTACCGCTTGAAGTTTTCCTGGTCGAAGCACTTCATGGGCGGCTCGCCACACATCGTCGTACTTGGCTTCTCGACGAACTCGAGCTCAGGCGCACTGGCCGGCTCTTGCGCAAGGAGCGGTGCCGGGACCAGGAGCAAGACAATCAGAAGTGGCGCAACAAGCTTCATCGGATGTCCTCTTCAATCTCGTCGAGCTCTTCCCAGCTGTCAGCGCCCTTCACCGCAGCTTCGAGCTCGCGTCGACTCTTCGATGACTTGACGAGTTTGGCGCTGAGTTTGTCCGCTTCCCGCGACGCAAGACGTGCTTCTCGCATGTACTTCTGCGCGAGCTCTCGGTCCTGCTCCGACTGCGCCAAAAGACGTGCCTGGGAGGCGCGTGATTCAGCGATCTCGAGGGCAGCCCGGTTGCGTGCTTCTTGTTTCTTTGCCAGAGACCACAGGGACAGCACAATAATACCGAGCCCGGCAGCCGCGACCCACCACACCCACTTGGTGTACCAGGATCGCTCCTCCGTCTTCTTCTTGAGCTTGGTGTAGGTCTTAGCGAGGCTCATTCGTTCTCCTCGATGGACTCGAGGTACGCGTCGTAGGCATTTTCTCTGTTGGTACCGTTTCGAAGCGACTCCTCGTCCCGGATACCGAGAATCATCAGCACATCTTTCTGTTGGTCCGCGTACAGCGCACTGAACTCAGATCCTGTGAGCGGAATATTCGTCAGAAGGTGCGGTTCCTCAGCGACGTCGACTCGAGTCAGCTTCGCCTTTTCCGCCTTGGCGTAGTTTCGAAGATGAAGCGGTTCGCGAAGCCCTCCGGCCAGCACAAGTGTGCCTCCCGGAGGTGTCGGTTCTCCTTCCATATCGAAGTAGAGCGGCTCATTGGATGTATTTTCAACGCGGTAAATCATGTCCTGCCTCAAGTATCTGGGTACGCCGAAACCGTTGTAAGCGGAGTGATCGCCTGCGGGATGTATTCGCCAGTCGAGAATCCGCGGTTGTTGACAATCCAGTGACCCGATCCGCGTCCCATCTCGTACCGGTACAGCCGCTCATTGTCTCCGCCACCAATGTCGATTCGAACCAGGGTCAGGTACACGCCGTCGGTTTGCATCTCGTAGAAGAACTGCGAACCGGCGAGCCCCAGGTCGAACTCGAACGCACGCATAGGCTGCTTGACGGTGTCTGTCTCGAATATTGTCGTACCGTGCAGAGAGTAGCCGCGTACGAAAGCGACGGGTGCAGACTGGTCGGATAGCGACACAAAAAATTCGTTCTTCGTTCGCGCCAGGCATATCCGGTCTGGTGTGTCAATGCCGAGATCGTCGTCATACATCTCCTGATCTCGTTCGTCGTGGTACCGAAATGAAACCTTCGGGTCTGAAGACGAGTTGTCTGCGCCGGCGACCGCGACGCCTCGCGCGTTGACGGCAATGTCGTGTACGCTCGTCCAGCTGTCGTACTGCGTCATGTAGTTCGCGTCGATCGTACCTCCCTGGAGACGTCCAATTGCCAGGCTGTTGGATCCGCTATCCGTCCAGATAGCAATAAACTCTCCCCAGACGTCGATGTACAGTCCGTTGCCATTCAGGTTCCCGCTCTCCGTGGCGAGCGTAGAGACCGACGCCGTGTCGATAACCGCGAACGCGACGCCTGCTGGTACGCTACCTGCTCCGTCCGCCTCGTCGCCTACGTAATAGATCCAGCCATTCTGCATGACCATGTCACGGATCCGATCGCCCGG